CCGCAGTGAGCCACCCTGAAGCCAAGCCTCCCACCGTTCTGGATCAACGGTAGGGGAGTTTTGCATGAAATCACCATGCTGGCCTTTCAGGGCAAAACAAAAACCACCCACCGACAAACTCTCGTTTATCAATAGATGGTACTTAATTTGGCACAGTAACTATCTGTTGATAAAGTGCACCGCCACCGATTCAGAGGCGGTGCAAGTTTTAACGATTTCAATTCTTGCACACCCCTTATGAAGTTGCTACTGCATCTGCCTTTACCAGCTCCACACCATTGATAGTAGCCATACAAGAAAAGACACTATCCCTTTCGTTTCCGTTATAATCTAACCTTTTGGCGCTCGCTGAAACAAACACCTGCTTCCGCGCTCGTGTTATTCCAACATAGAATACCGCCAACTCGTCCAAAGCGTTATCTCGAAAACTCGCTGACAGTGGGTTTGGCAAAGAACACCGATCCTTGGTCGAAGAGGCGGATTTATTCGAGCAATCTTTACAGGTATAGTATCCGGGGAATACCCATCGTTCCACATCCGCGAGTACAACATAATCCCACTCGAGTCCCTTCGCTCCGTGGACAGTGGAGAGGATAACTTGCGAACCCACATACTCCATAGCCTGTTTCAATTGGCGGTTCTCAAAAATATCCAAAATCAGATTGTACTTGTCCTCGGACAAGATGTCTGAGTAGTCGATTGATACTTTCTCGACAAGGGCATCAAGCAACCGGAGCAGTGAGTCGATTGTTTTGCCTGCCGCTGCTTCATATGCTTTTTTGATGTTATCCGAGAAAGAGACCAAAGCCTTCTTGTTGATGCTCTTTGACTTCCCGAACCGCTTTATGAACATCTCTTGGCATTTGTTGTGAAATTCTACATACTCGGCATCTTCGTCTGTGAACATACCGTAGAAGTATGCTACTCTTTTATCGGTAAGTTCTGTTTCTACAATTTCGGCGTTCTTGCCTCGACCTCTGAAAAGGATAGCGATTTTGTCTGTTCCACCACCCATAAGGGTCTGGACTTTTGCCACAACCTGCTGTGCTTCATCTTGCTGGGTTGTTCCCCAAAAGGCAGGTAACATCGCCACGTCATCATCTGAGAAGGTTGGAGAAAAACAAGACGCAGCGTTCTTTCTGATGTTTTTATCCAGTTTTAGCATTTCGGGATTATTACGGAATCGGTAGTTCTTTGACAGGGCAACTTTAGTCATTCCGTATTTGTCAGCGACCGTAGTCATTATATCAGGCAACGCTCCAATGAAGCCGTAAATCCTCTGTAACGGGTCGCCAAGAAAAACAAGCTGCGTCTGTTCAACGATAATTGCCTCAAGCAAGCTCCACGCAATGCAGTTTGTGTCTTGAAATTCGTCGACCACAATGAGCGGGTAGTAGCTCTGATAGAATTTCTTTACCTCAGCAAATTGTTCGAAAACCTCCAACACAAGCAAAATCACTGCATTGTGCGTAATGTAATCCAAAGGCATGAGTTTCCTTGTGATGATGTCATTATAGCCTTTTCTATCCTTTGTCTCAGGTAATATTCCATACCCAATGTCGCTATCTACTTTAACAATATGGTCTTGCTCATCAGTCGTTAGAGTATTAGCGATTCCTTTCCATTCTGGCGTAATATTCCCTTTGCTATTTTTTAGTGCGCCTATCGCCCGAAAAAGGTTAATGTCCTTCCGTAAAGCATCTGCTACCAGATAGCCATACTTTTTAAGGATACCCTTACAAAAGCCGTGGTAATTTGTGACCGTAACTTTTTTACCTATAACCTCAGGACTGTTTTGAGAACAGAGCAAAGATGGCAGTTTCTCGGCAACTTCTCGCTTTACCTTAAGCGCGGCGTTCACGCTGAAAGTGAGACCAAGGATGCGCTTAGGGTTCGGTATGCCTCCCGAAGTAAATAAATAGGCAATTCGACTAATCATCGTCGTGGTTTTGCCATATCCGGCAGGGGCTTCGACAATCAACCGCAGACTATCTGAAAAAATAACCTCAAGCTGTTTCCCATCGCCTTCGTGTTGGACAGAGATTCTCTCCTTTATCTCCACAAGATTGGCGTTAGGCATTGGTCGCCACCTCCTGCGCTTTCTTTATCGCATCACTATAGCAAGCGGGTATGAGTTCTGCGGAGAGCGATTCGCCGACGATACGTCCAAGGAGGACGCCCTTCTTTGCCATAAACCATGCTGAATACATCCGACAGAATTCAACTTCGTTGGTGTCGCTTACATCTGACAACTTCTTAGGGGTGTAGCCGTTGATATCTACGCCCATCTTCTTGAAATGCTTCTGAACGAAATCCACGTCCATTGCTATTGACTCGGCTTTGCGGTCTAAATCCAGTGCAATCGCACGAACAACCGAAGCCTTATCGTTGGCAAATAGAGTCTTGACGATTTCAATCTCGAAACATAGTTCTTTTGTGAAAAACTCATCCTCCGTAGCAGTATGACCAGTTCTAACATCCCCGTCGTAAATGGCAATGCTTGGAATGGCAAACAGCTTCAGCAGCTGGCGAAGCGGCTTGATAGAACCCTCGCCCCTTGCATTTATCACGCAAATGCCGTAGTCATCCAAATCAACGCCTATCTTATCGGAAAAAGCGCGGATACAGCCGTATTCCGTCCCGCCTTCAATCAACATAGCGCATTTGGCATAGAACGCCTCCTTGATTTCAGGGAAGTGCATAATGAGATGCTTTTCATCCTCGGTCTTAATACGCCCCTCGTTATTCGTGTGTTCAATCGGACGCAAATCATAGCCACTGATGACCGCAGTCTTATCCCCGTCCTTATAGAAACGGATAAGGTTGCGGTAATCCCCGACCAATGCATCCGTCGAATGCGTGACTATAATCAACTGCCCGTCGATACCGTCCACACCAAAGCAAATCTTCAGCAGGTCGACAAACTCGGAATCTTCGTTACGCAAGATTCGCTTGTAGTAGCCGATAAGTGACCTCTGCAAATATGGATGCAGGTGGACTTCCGGCTCGTCAATCGACAGCACGAGCGGCAATAGTTTTTTACCGTTGTCATCGGTATATAGTTGTTCCTCGAACGGAGCGGACTTGCTTTTGTACAACTCCATTATCTGGCACAGAATATTTATTGAAGCCATCGCCATATACTGTACTCCGCTCCCTGTGGTTTCAATCTTTCTGTCGCCGTCGGAAAGATAAAAAAGGCTTGCCAGCATTTCCGTCGGGTTCGGAGCGATAGTCGCCTTTATAGAGTAGTCACGAAAACTACGGATTTTGCCTAGATGACCGTTAATAAACTCCCTTAAACTATCTACTTGCGTGTCGTTCAAAAACGATGGAACGCCATCGCCAATAAACCTTCCAATGATTCCATTGATGAGGAGGCCCGCTCCTTTTTGGGAATCAAGGCGCAACTCCCTGCTCGGCACAGATGTAGTCTCATATTTCAGGAAATTGATTTTCCTGATGAGCCTTGCCTGTATACTCTCGTTTGAGTCCGCACTGACGATTGTTGGATAGGCTTCCTTAATGGTTTGACGGTAACGAATCTTGAGCAATGAAGCATCATCCGGCGAAAAGTTATCGCCGAAAAAACCCTGCTCATTAGGGAGCAGTCTGATATCCAATTCGACCTCGATGGCTTTATCAGGGTCAGAAAAGTCCTTCTCGTCAAACCCCTTGCCGTTACACACGGTGCCAAGGAGCGACAGGAAGTTGCTCTTTCCCAGATTGTTCTCCCCGATGATGTAATTACAATCCGGATTGAAGCAAATAGTTATACCGTCGATATTTCTATAGTTAGAGACCTTAATATATGAAATCCTCATAAACCCTCCCGCGAAGTATATTCTCCGCCCTCTTCCTCTAACCCCGAATTCCATGGCCCGTAGCGTCAGAAAGTTCTCGGAGATTGTCCGCACAGCCTGCTTGGTGAAGCCTTCCGCTAACTCGGCTTTGTTAGATTCGGATATTACACTACAAATACAGCTTGCCGTTGTGCCGCATTATCGTGGTTACGTGCTAGTCGGATACCTCGTCAAACTTGTAATCCTCGTAGGCGGCGGGGAACGTCAGGCATCAGTCGATGAGGTCTTGGGGCGGGTCAAAGACCGCACCTCCCGCATGTTTTGCCAAGCGGACAGCCCTTGCAGGACGGCTTTTTCCGGCAATGCTCCTTAGCGTTAATCACGATAAGGGCGTGGAAGCTGTTGTAAACCCCCGCGCTTTGCGGCAAGTTGCCCTCGAAGTATGCCTTGACCTCAGTGTAGCCTTTGCCCGCTTTTATCGGATACCGGCCGCAAAGCCGGACAGTGTAATCGTCCACCACGAAGGTCGGGAAGCCGAAAGCATAGAGCAATATCGAATCGGCGGTTTCCTGCCCGACGCCCTGTGTCGAGAGCAGTTCAGATCGCAGCTTAGTGAGCGACTCCCGTTGTACGGTTGGCACGTCATAATCGTAGTTAGCGTACCAAGCCGTGACTGCTTTCAAGTATCCAGCCTTCTGGTTGAAGAAACCCGCAGGTCGGATTATCTCCGTCAGTTCAGTAAGATCAGCGTTCGCCACGGTTTCAGGCGAGAGGTTCTCGCCAAAACTGGCGATTGCCTTCTCAACGTTGCCCCACACCGTGTTCTGGGTCAGCACTGCACCGACGATAACCTCATATGGCGTTTTCGCAGGCCACCAGTGCAAATCCCCGTAACGAGCGAGGAGCGTTTCGTATATGGATAACAGCTTATCGTCCATTACGACCTCATTTACTTTAGGATTACGCTTCTGTATGTGGTCTCAACCGTGTCTGCGCACTTCGACACGTCTGCTTTAATGTCGCTTTCCCAAATCCTTAACACAATCCAACCGTCACGTACCAAACGAGCGGTATGCTCTTTATCACGACTCATGTTGCCGAGGATTTTGTCGCGCCAGTACTGCGTTTATCGTTTTAACTCATCCTCTAAAGAAGCCTGCCCTCGTATAGCCCAGAGTTGTGCCCGTGCCAGAAGTCACCATCACAGAAGACCACTATTTTCGCTCTTGTAAATACGATGTCCGGCTTACCGGGGAGCGATTTCACATTTACCTTGTAGCGCAATCCGCGCGACCATAACGCGCGTCGGGGCGCAAGTTCTGGTCTGGTGTTTTTGGACTTCACGGCGGACATTATCTTGTGGGTAATTTCCGGTGTCCGTGCCATAAGCTCACCTCTAAACCTGTCAATCGTTGCAGAATATAGCTTGAACACCAACCGTCGCGAGAGCGGTAGTTATATGTTTCTTATCAGCAATGGTTAGACTGTTGCTTGTGACGACAAGGTGCAAACAAATCGCAGGAGTTTGTCCGTTAATCGTGAGACCCGGTTCGCGCGCTATAAGTTGCAACGCTTTTCTCAAAGCGGTTTCCCATTTTAGAACGGTGCCGCCGCTAACGACGAATATTCTCCCATCGTTAGAACATGACACGGAAACCCTCGCGTCTTTGCCAGTACATTGTTGTATTACAGATGATTCAGTGCCGTATATCTGCTGAATGGTATCAGTAGGCGATACGCCTTCAAGTGCGTTCCTCGTGACCCGCTTTGCATAAGCATTAAGTATTGCGTCCTTAATATACGTGCGAACATTTTCTTTCGGCATATATTCACGCAGCACACCTCCAATCTCGGACTCTTCGACCAATGAGTCCAAGAACTGGTTGTTTTCCGTACGGTTGCGCGTACTATAACCAAAATCATCTGCTCTGGAGTATACAAGTGCTTTTACCTGCACCGCTTTTTTGTTTGGAAGTTTTTTCGCCATATCAAAATCCCTCCGGAAATTTCAGCTTGGTTTCATCGTCCGAATCGCCCAAGTTCGCAACATCCTCAAGCCATACGTTGACGAAACTCTCCATTCTCGCGTCAGAGAATGATACAAAGCCTTCCTGAAGGTAAACGACCTCGTTTTCTACGCCTTTGGCTTTTCCCTCCCTGTTCATTTCAATCATATCCGCCATACGGCGAATGTCCGAAACGAAGTCCAGTACGATGACCTTCTCCTTACCCTCCGATAGCCGCAACCCGCGTCCAAGTTGCTGAACGAAAATCCGACGCGAGTGAGTTGCCCGCAGAAACACAAGGATGTTGACGTCAGGTATGTCTATACCTTCGTTCATCACATCGACGGCACTAACCGCTTGGTATGTTCCTGCAGCAAACGCAAGCAACCGCCTTCGTCGCTCGGCTTTGTCCACCCTTGATAAGGCGGCGCAAGGTATTCCTGACGCCGATAGCATATCTGCGAAGCGATTACTGTGTTCAATAGAGGGCGAAAATATCGCTATCCTCGGATTTGGAATGTCCTTAACAACCCGACGAATCTCAGAGATTACCGCTTCGTCGCGTTGTGGCAGGAACAACCTCTTATTGAGGTCTCGAATTGAGAGATTTTGCCTGCTCATCCTCTCCATATTGTTCCAGTCCACGTTGTCGCACAGAATGCGGTAATCTACCTTTGAAAGGTAGCCCATTGCCATGCCATCAACAAGCGACACCTTTTCCAGAGCCTCTCCGAACACCGTTGTAAGACTTTGCCCGTCACCACGCCAAGGTGTGGCGGTCATTCCGATTAATAACTTCGGCTTAAGGTGTTCAAGGCAAGTGCGAAAACCGTGCGCGAGGGCGTGATGCGCTTCATCGACTATCACGACATCGAACTGGTCTGGTTCAATCCCCGAAAGATACCCATAAAGGCTTTGGTAAAGCCCAAAGGAGATGCCCTCGGTGTCACGCGGCGGCAAGCCGTCAAAGAACACCGAAGTCGGCACCTCCTTTTTTATTTGCGGCCAGAACCCTTGCTCTAACTGTAGAGCCAAGTCGGTAGCGTGGCACAAGACAAGTATCCGTCGGCATCCCTTCTCCCAGAGTTCACGAGCGATTGTCGCCGCGATTACAGTCTTGCCAAGCCCTGTGGCGACGATATAGAAGGCTCGCTTATCGCCTCGTTCATAAACCGCGAGAACCTTTTGGACAATTTTATCTTGATACTGGCGTAAGCCTCGCCGACCGGCATGGTCATCCATCATCTGATTTATGAGGGCTTGAATAAACGCGCCGTTCCATAGTTTCAGGGTGTACCCGTTTTTCTCAAGCTGCTCCTGTCGCTGACGAGCGGTTTTGGTAAACTCCCCGTTAGTGGCAACAGCGGCAATGTTAGCGTCATAGTATGACAAAGCGTCAATTGCTTCTTTCAAGGCTTGGGGGCCAATATATCGGTCACCGGAAACAGCCTTTGCCTGAACAACCCAAGACCTCACTTGCTGGGCTTCCGGGTGAGTGGCGAGAATATCGCACCCTTTGTCTCCGGCACCGCCGATGACAGTAGTGTCGTTCCAACCCAAATGCCCCATCAGTCTGGCGACTGCTCGTTCAAGCCCCTTCCAGTTATAACCGTTTGATATATCATCGGTATAAAAATTCATGCGTTCAACTCCTTAAGCAAGAAGTCCACGCTTAACGACGCGCGAGCGAGCTCGTTTTTCTGAACACGCTGACTATAGCCAGATATAACCCGAAGAGCGTCCTTTATGAAGGAAAGGGTGCGGTCTTTGGACTCATCACGGGCGCGTTGGGTCGCTTTTTCGTCTTGCAGATTGATAGCCGTATAAGGCGTTTGAAGAACTTTTCCATCAAAAACATCCTCGGGGAATCGTTCAATCAGCCTATACAGCGCTTTGGGCGGCACAAAATCTATCGCGTCATACCCCGCCGCCATACCCGATTGAAACGCAGTAAGCAAGGCGGTATTTGATTGGATGAGATTTGTTATGGTTTCCTCGACCTCACCAGCCGACTCATGGATACAGTTAACCGCCTCAGCGGCTCGGTCTTTAAGAGCCACATTCAGTCTCTCACGTAGCAGTTCGAAAGCGCTACTCGCTCTGTCCTGAAGCGATTGTCTATCGATTTTCGCTTCTTGCATAGTCGTTTCCACAAGTTCTGCGTAAACTGATACCAAGTCGGGAAGGCTGTCGCGAGCCTTAAGTTTCTCAGACAGATACTGCAACAGCAACATCTTAGCAGTTATCGGGTATTGCGCGAGTACCGGATGAGACGGATCGTAAACAAAGTCGCAATCGATACCATCAGACTGGAAGAAACACGATCTTTTATTACCACGATAATAAATCGCCCCACGGTTCAACTCGTACACACGGACGTTTAGTGAGCCTGTATTACCGAACCTATAGTTCCGTCCGCTCAACTGGCTAACAGGTGCAGCCCGTTGGATAAGTTCATCCAATTTCGATGTTTCAGGCGCGGCCGGAGCTGGGGCTGGTTGCGGTGGCGCAACAGGCGGCGCACTGGGTTGCGAACCGCTTGATGAGGTCTGTGGGTCATTCACGGTTTGCGGCGGCGGCGAAATCGCGCCGCTAATGTATGCCCCAATATCGTCAGACGGTGTTTCGCCCGTATTTACAGCGGTAGTTGCACTCGCTCCTCCCGTACTTTGCTTCTGGTCTTCTTCTTGCGCGGCTTTCCACCACAAGATATCATCGAGATAGTCGCGCATTCCTTTTTTGAATTCAGCTGCGTATCTCTTCGCAACATCGTTAGGCGCGAATAGGCACTTTGTGCCTTTATCAACCCGTCGGTAAGCGTTAGCAAGCACACCAAGCGGGGAGGTGTTCTGCTCCGAGAATCCGAGTGCCTTCCTCGATTTGGGGAGGAAGGGACCCACACCGCAGATGGCTTCCACGGTCTGCGCCCAAGAATTGTCCGCGCGGTCGAAGTCGCTCTTTTGGTAGGTCGGGAGCAAGTAGTCGACATTTAACTCACCGATGATACGACCGCCGACCGTAGTGCCAAGTTCAAGTGGGTATTGGAGTTCTTTTTGCCCTGTTATAGGGTTCTCGTATTGGAACAGCGACTTATCAGAGATAAGAATCTTACGACCATTCCTGATGAAGTCGATGCCGAAATCATTGGGGTCAGCGTACCTTTGGATGCCAAGCCAACCCGTAAGCCTCTTGCCGCGCTCGACGATGTGCGCCGGCAGCGCGTGCCCCTCTTGCTGACCGACGTAATATTCCTCGGCCTCATCGGCGTTCAGGTAGCAATTGCGGGAAAGGTCAAAGAGGGCATCTCCGAGGTTTCTGTCTATTGTCACATAGGCGGAGACATTCTGGTCGTTATGGCGCACATAGCGCGACTCAGACCAACGGCAGTGGTTGCGCGGGCGCAGCGGTCTGCCCTTAACGGTTATAGTAATTTCCTGATTGTTTAAAAGCGGCGCATACACAGCTTCAAGCCGTTGCCGTATATCATTTTCTTTGTTCGGAAGCTCAGAAAGTATGCCTTGGCGTAGCCGCGAGATAGTTATCCTGGTGCCATGCTCTTGCGGGTCGGCTTTCCGCTTACGGATGACCGGCGCGTCAAACCGCTTGGTATCAATCAGCTTCTGGAAGTCTATCTTGATACCAACCCAGTCGGCGTCGCCGCTTCGCGTTGACATTATAGTAGTTACCTCACCCAGTCGCGCGGTTGAAATGTTAAACCCCATACCGAAAAGCCCCAAGTTACCTATTGGGTCGTTGCTTGAATAGCCCGCCCGCACAGCGTTCTGTAATTGGTCGATGCCCATACCGCAAGCGTTGTCAGTAACTTCAATGGTGCGGTCGACGGCGGCAACGGAGTCAGAAGCCCAAGTCACAGTGATACGCCGCTCAACTTCTTCTGGCGTAGCGGTCTTGTCCGAAAGGAATGCGTCAATGGAGTTGTCAATCAATTCAGCGACGCATTGCCATGTTTGAAATGGTATTTCGCCCAGTGTCCGCAAGATTCGCGGAGTCGGCGTGATGTCCAATGTGTTCATATTACTCATCCTTTTGCACCTCTTTCACAGTTTCCAAATAGTCCGCTATGGTTTTTGCCACTACATATGCGAGCATCGGCGGCACAGCGTTTCCTATTTGGGAGACGCTCGCTGTCTTCGCGTGGGTGAACTTGAAGTCGTCCGGGAATGTCTGTATTCTCGCGCACTCACGAACAGTTAGCCGTCGTTCCAAAGAATAATGGAACTGGACACGCGACTTGGGGTTCGCTCGAATCGTGTATGCGGGTAAGTCTTTCTTGTTGCTCTCGTCACCTTGCCCGTTACCTTTCTTTGCGCGTGAAGCCCCAAAATACTGACTTTGGTTTGGCACACTCTCATCGGTTACATTTATTAAATCATCGATTGCCCACTCAATACTTCGGTGCTTTCCAACAAACTGAGGCACGGGCATCACTGGAAAACCGTGGCTTTCATGAATGTCGTTCCTCACGCAGACGAAAAACAGCCTTGTGCGTCTCTGCGGAACTCCGTAGTCTGGAGCGAACATTTTCCAGATCTCGACCTTGTAACCAACGTTGGCGAGGTCAGTTTTTATGGTTTTCAAAACCTCACCGTTCTCCATACGCTCAAGGTTGATGACGTTTTCGCCAATTACGACGGCGGGACGATGCTTGTTCATATATATGATAAGCGTCTGATACAGACGCCCCCGTTCAGATTCCAGCCCGCCTAATGGTCCGCAAGAGGAAAACTCCTGACAAGGGAACCCACCAATCAGAACCTCCGCTTTCGGTATGAAATCCACGTCTACTGTTGAGAGGTCTTTGACAAATGCGTGTCCCTCCCCGAAGTACTCGTTATAAGTTTCGACGCAGCGTGGCTCATAGTCGTAAGCCGCCGTGATGGAAAATGGCAATCGCTCGTAGTCTTCATCGTGGTATCTAAAGTCACCGCGGAAGCCCAAATCCAGACCGCCACATCCGCAAAAGTACGAAACCACGGAATATGACGGTTTCTGTTTGTTCGCAGCCATACTGATGCCTCCCTTTCATAATTTGATTTGTTTCATTGTTTCACATATCTTTCTTGCGCGTTCAAGGAAACTCTCTCGGATGTGCTTCCACTTCTCCAGTATGCCGAGTGCCTTGACATTCTCCATAATGAATACTTGCGGTTGTATCCATTCGACTGCATCAAGATAAATCCAAATCAACTGACTGCGTTCATCGTCTGGGTTCATTTTGCCAGCTACGGAGAAGCCCTGACAGGGCGGCCCCCCGAAAACAATGTCCGGCATCGCCAATGGAGAATGTATCCATATATTCGTTGATGTCGCCCCTCAACAGCTTCGTGTTAGGATGGTTTGCGGCATAAGTATCACAAGCATAAGGCATCAATTCATTGGACACTACTACCTCAATCCCAGCACGGGCAAAACCAAAATCCATGCCTCCTGCACCCGTAAAAAGCGAAATCCCTCTAAGCTACTTGGATGGACTCACAAAAGGCACAACGTGCCCATGAGCCTTGTTGTCAGCCTCATTTTTATCTGTAAAGTCCCACAGCGCCATCTGCTGTGTAACTTGTGCGTTCTTAGCCAATGCCATTAGCGTTACCTCACTTCTTCTCGTTTTCATCCTCACGCGAGAGTTCCATAATCTCGTGCAACTCGCAGTCAAGGGCTTTGCATATTTTTACAAGCACATCAGTCGTGATGTTCTCACCCTTACCCAACTTGGCGATAGAGGCGGTACTGATGCCTGTCGCCCTCTTTAAGTCCTGCTTGTTCATCTTCTTATCAAGCATTAAATGCCAAAGTCTATTATAGCTGATAATCACCGTAAAGCCTCCTTACTTCTGTACGCTCACGAACTTGAGTAGTATAACAAGGCCAGCTGCAAGTTTCAATACAATATTTGCGATTGTAAACGATATGTTTACATTAGCGCTGCATCAATGCACATCGTGCAAGAAGCCATGCCTGCCCACGCTTTTACCCTTGGTGAAGTAATGAACGGTCGCCCCTCCTCTTTCGTAGTCCAAACTGGGTATCTCATTTTCGATGATGATGATCTGCCCATCCTTCTGGTTATCAAGCAGATATTGAAACAGGGCGGTTCTCATGCTTTCGGGCGCTTTATCGTCGACTCCCTGCTTCAAAGGCAGGGTTGGGGAATCCACCAAAAGTAGTCCAGGCGTGTATGTTCCATTCTCTGCGAGGTATCTCCTTATGACGAGTGCGAGTGCAGTGTTCAAAAATGCCCGATAACCTTTGCCACTGGTGGTCGCTTTCCTTCTGCCGTTAATGGCTACATCAAATGTCTCCAAAAGGAACTGCGCAGTGAGAAGCCCCTCGTATTTGCAATTCGTCAGGACTTCCATAAGGTATTTATCAACTGTTTCCAAGAATTCACCGCCAAAGTAGTTTTTAGGCTTGAATTTCATCTCGGTCTCGTCCTCGGTTTGCATATCACGAAGTTCGGTAGTTCGCTCACTTGCAAATCGCTCGATAATATCCATTTCGTTCCGAAGTCGTATGACTGCGCGGTAGTCAGTCAGCATCTGCGTGAACTCTTGTGCTTTTGGCTTTAACCGATTGTTGATCAATGTTTCCACATCAGACTTCTTAGCGGTCAAAGCCGCTATTTCCACCTCAATCTCCTTGCGCTCGCGGAGTATGTCCTGTTCCGCCTCGCTCAAGCCATCGAACTGCGACAGTATCCGGGCAAGTTCCGCTTGTGAAGCCTCGATATAGGATGCATGGCCGTGTTCAGGAATTTCCCCGTCGCAGAACGGGCATATGTCCAAATGCGGAACAGCGTCCAAATTTGACTCGCCATCCACGATGAAGCTAAGGCGCTTGATATCGGCAGTGTATTGACTGCGAAGCGACTGGTAGCGGTTGTACAGGAGATTACACTCTGCGAGTCGCTCCCTTACAGATAGAATCTCGCTCAAAAGCAGACGGCTCCGCTCGACCTCCGTTGAGATGCGCTCCTCGGTTTCGGCAAGGGCGTCAACAATGCCTTGAACCGTGACTTCGATGTCTATCGTTTCAATGGTGGCAAGGGTTTCATTTAATTTGTCTCTTTGCTCGGCTAAGTCCGACAGTTCTTTATTAATGTACTTTTCAACTGCCTTTTTGCGAGCCTCCTTAATTTTCTTTTCTTCCCGCTCATCGAATTCGGAAAAATCCTTGTCGGTTATAAGGAACAGGAACGACGACATGAATGCTGTGTTTTCCTGCGGCAACTTGGGCAGTAGAATAGAAGCTTCCTGTGACACGTCTTCTTCCTTGATGAGGAACATATGCACGAAAGTGCGCCACGTCAGCTTCTTGGTTTTGAAATTCTCGTTCTTTATAATCTGATGCTCTTCCTCAACGCCAATCAGCCTAAGCCATACCGAGCTGATAATAGGGTCGCCATTTTTGGCGTTGTATTTGCCGGACTCAATGTTCTCATCAGAACTTGAGACGGCTATTTTATTTTCTCCGATTTTACGTTCAAGGGTAACCTGACCACTGCGAGTAACGACAACTATCTTCACAGTGGTATAGCCGGTGCTTTCGTCAAAAGGCGGGTTCGAACTCCCAAACAGAAAATCCACGCACTTCAATATGCAAGTTTTGCCTGTGTCGGACAATCCGTACACAATATTTAACCCTTCGGTGAATTCCACCGTGGCATCCTTTTTTTCTTTGCCTGAAGCGGTAACCAGCTTTATGTAATAGTTAGCCATTCAGTCATCCCCTTTGTAAAGACGCAATCGAGAGCCTATTAATCAACGCGAGGACGTCACGCTCTGATTTGGAGCCGATGAGTTCTTTTGTCGACCTCGCCGAAGCGCAATACTCGTCGGCGTAATCATTATCAAGCCGTGCACGGTAGGTTTTACCGCTTTCACTAATACCATATCGAAATCCGTCACGCCGCTTGGAAACGGTGGTCAATCCGTCCAGTACAAGTAGTTTTATAGCTTTCTGCACCAGTTCGCGCCGTGCCGCAAACTCGCTGAAATTGAAGAAGTTATCTCCGTTCAGGTTTTCATCGGCGACTCCGAAGGAACGCCCATACACAGCGATGAAGTCGACGGCGGCAATCATATCGGCGGTCATCGTCCGCTTGTCATCCACCGAAAGCATAAGCAGGATGCGTAGAGATATTTCAAAAGAGGTATTAAACACGTTCTCCATCACAGCATCACCCACCTTATCTTCCCGTCGTTTACGAGCATATGGCACACGCCCTTTTTCTCACTGTTACCTATCCAGTTCGGGATATTGCTCAGAAGCGATTTGCTGACGGGTACCACAACAGCCTGTTTCAGCACCTCAATCAAGCGGGCGTAGCCGTGGTCAAAGTTTTGGTCACAGGTGGTGGACACGCCGTCGTACATATCCTCTTTCAGAATCCCAAACTGGTCGCCGCCTTCGTCAGCGAACACCTCTCTAACCGAACGTCGTATGCTCTCGGCGTTATAGTAGTTTTTCCGTTGTTCCTCAAAATTGCGCTGATACCTTGGATAGCTGGACAGCGTATCCCTCGATATGCTCACTTTTTTCTCGGCATCCGTGTAGGCGACGAAAAGTTCGGTGACATAGCCTTGCTCGTGCGGCTCGATATCAGCAGGCGGTATCAGCTTCGCAGGGAGTTTGATTATGCTGCCGCCGATGTGGATTTTCCCATCTTTTACATAGACTGTCGCCAACGGGACTTGCGGCAACCGCACATTATCAAATTGAGGCACAAGTTCCTCGGCTATTTCAATGTTTGTCTTGGCTACGTTTTGCCTTGTGCCGTTGGCGCACTCAGTCAGCAAATCTGCAAAGATTTTGGCGCACTGGGCGGCGGCTTCATATTTTTTCGATACCTTGTAACCTTTACTTGTGAGAGCCGTCTGCAACCCACTGGTTGCATCATCCGACAAGTCGGACATATATGCCTCGAACTTAGCTTTATCCATATGGCCAACAACAAAGGCTGCATCTTTGCGTGGCAGTGGCTTCGAGCCATTATAAATCCTCGTGAGGTAATCGGCCTTCTTGTCCAGAAGGGCACATCGTTCATCAGCATCGTCCTCGATGATGTTGCCAATCAACGACACGACAAGGTCGGATTGATATTTACCATCCCCACAAAAGGGATACAGCATCTGTGCGAATTCACTGAATATCACCTTACACGCCCCCTGTCCAAGCAAAAGTCCGGCTAAGTCCGTTTCGGTACGGTTTAGTACGGAGTTGAGACAAGCCAGTTTTGTAGAATGAGATTGTAGTCAGGAAGCCACTCTCAACTTATTCATTATTCTATCACTAATGTTCGTGATGGTCAATGAAATGTTTGCGAAAGCAATAGCCTCTTTTGGATTACAAATCATCAGCAGGAAGGAGGGAATTCCAATGGTACAGGCAGTCAAAGCCACGGACAAGTTTGAAAGTCAGTTATTCCAATGGGATATGGAGCGGCAGATTATCTCACTTCCGCACGGTAAGGCAATCTGGTTTGCAAAACTCTGTGAGAATGGTCAATTCAAGATTATTAAAAGCACACCGAAACCACAGCCGGGTTTAAAAGCAACCCGTAACTAAATTGTTCACTCCCCACGTGAGCCGCAGGACGGCCGGGAACATCGCTGGAAACAGCGGAGTCCCGGTCGTTTTGCGTCCGTTGATGGCTCTCCTGTTTCTGGCAATCAGAAAAGGAGAGTAGATCAATGTCAAAAAAGTCTTTCAAACCCACGCCGATTCCTCACCGCACGAAATTCGGCGAGCCGATGATATACTACATCCTCTCAGAGGATGGCACACAGCAATCTAAAGTAACACGGGCGGAGTGCCTCGCCTGCATCGATAAACCCGGCATTGGATTTCCGCAACGGTGGTATGTCGACGAGGAATCCGGTCTTGTCGTCCGCTTGCCCCGTAATCAGATGGGCGAAGACCTCGCCCGTGAGAATATGCGGTTTATCTGGCGTGAAGCAAAGTATCAAGAACGGCGGTTTGCTTGCCTGCTTAGAGGAACAGAAAAATGCAACGGTTGGAAAACCACCGAAGACGGCTCACGGGAATGCGATAGTTGTCAACGGCGGTTCAAGAGCCGAACCGTAGAGCTGGATGCGCTTTTTCAATGTGAGGACAGTGGTAACGGCGACAACGCGGAGACCCGATACGAACCAGCCGACCCGAATAATCTCGAATCGGTTATGGAAGAAAAAGCCCTGCTGGACACCCTCTATGCCGCCCTCGCCACACTTGCCCAAGAAGACCTCGACCTTATTAAGGATGTATTCTGGCACGGCAAGACCGAGCGGGAACTTGCCCCATTGCTCGGATATAAGCAATCCAAAAGCGTAGACAAGCGTAAACATAAAATCCTCGAAATCCTGCGACGGAACGAAACTTTGAAGGGATTTTTCGAATAGCAGAACCCCGTCGGTACGCAACCGCCCCTCTCCTGTCTGTAGACGGTAGAGGGGCGGTAAAGCCTTCTCGGAAACGGAGGTAAGACAATGCAAACAAGAGCAAATGACAAGGACACGGATTTGCGCAATGCCGAGCTGGATGAAGAACTCGCAGGCATCCTCACGGCAATCAGCATCGTGTCCAAACGTCTCGCCAAGAAGCTGCTCGCGCTTCAATGGCAGGATGAATCCGCCGGGAAAGGAGGTACACCACATGGGCAAGATGAGTGAACTCGACCTCTGTGTCGGCGAACTTCGGAGCGCCGCACAATCCCTGAACTCGGTGGCTGACAATCTGACGGCTCTATTTGGCGGCAAACAGTCCGAAGTATCGGCACAGCCGGAACCAAAGCCACCCACCCCGAAACCTCTTACGTTGGAAGCGGTCAGAGCGGTGCTTGCGGAAAAATCCCGCAACGGCCACACGGCCAAAGTTCGGGAACTGCTCGAAAAGCATGGCGCGGCGAAGCTGTCCGAGATTGACCCTAAAAAGTATGCTGCCCTGCTCGCGGAAGCGGAGGTACTGGGCGATGGGTAAACACGCACTTCTCTCTGCTTCTTCAAGCCACCGATGGCTGAACTGCCCGCCATCGGCGCGGCTCTGCGAGCGATACGAGGACAAAGGCAGCAGCTACGCCGCCGAAGGCACGGAAGCCCATACCCTTGGCGAGTACAAGCTGAAAACTGCACTGGGTATCCGCACAAAAGACCCGACAGCCCGCCTCACATATTACAGCGAAGAGATGGAGGAATGCGGTATCGGGTACGCCACTTACATCATGGAGCTGGTGGAAACGGCAAAGCAGACCTGCGCCGACCCCGTGGTACTTATCGAACAGCGGCTAGACTTCTCCAAATACGTTGAGGGTGGCTTTGGCACAGGTGACTGCGTGGTTATTGCCGACGGTACGCTCCACATTTGCGACTATAAGCACGGGCAAGGTGTTCTCATAGAAGCAACGGACAATCCGCAGATGAGGTTGTACGCCTTGGGCGCCCTGGAGTTGTTCGACGGCATCTACGACATCGACACGGTCAGCATGACCGTCTACCAGCCAAGGCGCGGAAACATCAGCACCCACACGGTTTTCAAAGAATCCCTATACCAATGGGCAGAGGAAGTCTTAAAACCCATCGCAGAACTCGCCTACGCCGGCGAGGGTGAATTCCGATGCGGTGATTGGTGTCAGTTCTGTAAGGCGAAGCACGACTGCCGCAAACGGGCGGAACGCAACCTCGAACTCGCAAAACATGAATTCAAGCTGCCGCCCCTTCTGGAGGACGACGAAATCGAATCCATACTCGGCAGGATAGACGATCTCGTATCGTGGGCTTCGGACATCAAGGACTATGCCCTGCAAACCGCACTCAGCGGTAAAGATTGGAACGGCTGGAAACTGGTCGAAGGCCGCTCCAACCGCAGGTATACAAACGAGGAAGCGGTCGCTAATGCCGTCACCGCAGCGGGCTTCGTTCCTTACGAACACAAGGTGCTGGGCATCACCGCAATGGAAAAGACCCTCGGCAAGGCAAGGTTCTCCGAACTGCTCGGAAGTCTGGTAGAGAAGCCCCAAATCAAACCGACGCTCGTGCCGGAAAGCGACAACCGTCCGGCAATCCATACGGCAAAACAAGATTTTAATGATTATGAGGAGGAAAATTCCAATGGCTAACACGACAAACAATGTAAACACACAGGCTCCAAACCCTATGAAGGTCATCACAGGACCCAATACCCGCTGGTCTTACGCCAACGTGTGGGAAGCAAAATCCATCAACGGCGGCACACCGAAATTCTCAGTATCGCTCATCATCCCCAAGTCCGACACCAAGACCGTCGTCAGAATCAAAGCGGCGATTGAAGTAGCCTATCGTGACGGCGAAGCGAAGTTGAAAGGCAACGGTAAGACCGTACCGCCCCTCACCGCACTCAAGACCCCGCTCCGCGACGGCGATACCGAACGTCCTGACGATCCCGCCTACGAAAACGCATACTTTATCAATGCCAACAGCGCGACCGCGCCGGGCGTGGTGGACGCCGACCGTCAGGAAATCCTGAACCGCTCGGAGATTTACAGCGGCGTATACGGCAGGGCGAGTGTGAATTTCTACGCTTTTAACTCGAACGGCAACAAAGGCATTGCCTGTGGGCTTAACAACCTTCAGAAAATCCGTGACGGTGAACCTCTCGGCGGCAAATCCCGCGCGGAGGACGACTTCGCCACTTACGATGAAGAGGACTTCCTGTCGTGAGGGCGGTCGGTATAGACATAGAGACGTACAGCAGTGTAGACCTCGCCAAAAGCGGGGTCTACCGCTATTGCGAATCGCCGGACTTTGAGGTACTGCTTTTCGGTTATTCCGTGGACGGCGGCGAGGTTCATGTCATTGACCTTGCAAACGGCGAGACCGTTCCTGCCGAAGTACTCGACGCATTAACGGATGATACCGTAGAGAAATGGGCTTTTAACAGCGCCTTTGAACGCATATGCCTGTCACGCTATCTGTCGGACATGGGTATCGACCTTGACCCTTTCGCTGACAATCACCACTCCGCCGCCGTCCTCGGCAAGGCGAAGTATCTGAACCCCGAATCGTGGCGATGCGTCATGGTCTGTTCGGCATATATGGGATTGCCGCTCTCCCTTGAAGGCGCGGGTGCGGTCTTGGGGCTTGGGAAACAGAAGCTGACCGAAGGCAAGGAACTCATTCGATATTTCTGCTCACCCTGTAAACCCACCGCCGCAAACGGGCAGCGGACACGAAATCTGCCGGAACACGAACCGGGCAAATGGGAATCGTTCAAGGCGTATAACCGCCGCGACGTGGAAGCGGAACTCTCTATTCAGGAGCGGCTCGCCAAGTTCCCCGTGCCTGATAAAGTATGGGAGGAATACGCCCACGACCAAGAGATTAATGACCGTGGCGTGGCTTTAGACATGACACTCGTCCGAAATGCCATCAAAGCGGATACCCGCTCCCGCACCGAGTTGACCCGCCTGATGAAGGAACTGACCGACCTTGACAACCCAAACTCTGTACAGCAGATGAAAGGGTGGCTCGCCGATAATGGCATGGAAACCGACACTCTCGGCAAAAAGGCGGTAGCGGAACTGCTCAAGTACGCGCCGGAGCCGCTTGGCAAAGTGCTGGCTCTCCGTCAGCAGTTGGCAAAATCCTCGGTCAGGAAATATCAGGCTATGGAAAACGCCGTCTGCGCCGATGGTCGCGCAAGGGGTATGTTCCAATTTTACGGAGCCAACAGAACCGGCAGATGGGCCGGGCGGCTCATACAAATGCAAAACCTCCCGCAGAATCATCTGACCGACCTTGAACAGGCGCGGGCTTTAGTGCGAAGCGGAGACTTCGATGCCCTTGAGCTGCTCTATGACAATATTCCCGATGTCCTTTCCCAATTAATCCGCACCGCATTCGTGCCGAAGGACGGTCACAAGCTAATCGTCACCGACTTTTCGGCGATTGAAGCCCGTGTCATTGCTTGGCTTGCAGGGGAGCGGTGGCGAAACGATGTATTTGCTACTCACGGCAAAATTTACGAAGCGTCGGCGAGCCAGATGTTTAATGTACCGATTGACGCTGTCACTAAGGGTAGCCTACTCCGGCAGAAGGGCAAAATCGCCGAACTCGCGCTTGGCTACGGCGGCTCGCTCGGCGCGCTCAAAGCGATGGGCGCGCTTGAGATGGGCTTGTCGGAGGATGAACTGCAACCCCTCGTCACGGCTTGGCGGGCATCCAACCCGAACATCGTGCGGTTCTGGTGGGACGTTGACCGCGCCGCCATGACTGCGGTCAGGGACAAGACGGTTACCGAGACCCACGGCATCCGCTTCGGTTATCAGAGCGGCATGCTGTTCATCACGCTCCCATCCGGCAGACGGCTCTGCTACGTCAAGCCCCGCATCGGCACAAACCGGTTCGGCGGCGATTCGGTCACCTACGAGGGTGTGGGTATCAGCAAGAAGTGGGAGCGCATCGAAAGCTACGGCCCCAAGTTTGTGGAGAACATTGTACAGGCGACTAGCCGTGATATCCTCTCTTATGCCATGCAGACGCTCCGCCATTGCTCCATAGTGATGCACGTCCACGATGAAGTCGTAATCGAAGCCGACCCAAGGATGTCAACGGAAGTTCTGTGTCAGCAAATGAGCCGGACGCCGCCGTGGGCGGAGGGGCTTTTGCTCCTTGCCGATGGGTTCGATTGCCCGTTTTATAAAAAAGATTAAGTGCCGGTACGCAAAACAACCCCTCCTGTCTGTAGACGATAGAGGGGTTTGTTGCCTCTCGAAAATAATTTTTCAGGAGGTTCAATATGAACGGATTACAAGTATTCTCCTACGAGGGGAACGAAGTCAGGACTGTCCAACACTGCAGCGAAACATGGTGGGTTTTAAGAGATGTATGTGGCATCCTCGACATCAGCAACAATCGAATGGTAGCTGACAGGCTCGATGAAGATGAAAAAGATGAGGTCAGTATTACTGACGCCATCGGCAGGCAGCAAAATACCACGGTTATCAGCGAAAGCGGTCTCTACAGCACAATCCTTATGTCCCGCAAACCTGAAGCTAAAAAATTCAAACGCTGGGTTACCCACGAGGTGCTCCCCTCCATCCGCAGGCACGGAGCATATGTCACACCCGCAAAATTGGAGGAGTTGATGAACGACCCCGACGCTTGGATCAAGGTGCTTACCACCCTAAAGGATGAACGTGCGGCAAAGGAACGGCTTCAGCTTCAAGCCGCCGAGGATAAGCCAAAGGTGATATTTGCCGACGCCGTTTCTGTATCCGAGGGTACGATCCTCATTGGAGAATTGGCAAAAATCCTCAAGGGCAACGGCATCGAAATCGGGCAGAACCGCCTTTTTGAAAGGCTCCGTCAGGACGGCTACCTCATCAAACGCAAAGGTACGGATTATAACGCACCAACCCAAAAAGCGATGGAGTTGGGTCTTTTCCGGGTCAAGGAAACGGCCATCACCCACTCGGACGGACACGTCACCATCAGCAAGACGACCAAGGTCACGGGCAAAGGGCAGCAATACTTCATCAACCTTTTCCTTGGAGAAAGGGGTTATAAACAATGATGACTGAAAGGAAACAAGCCGTTAAAGCGGCTCTGAAGAAGATCGGCAAGGCGATCTGGTCGGCGTTTCCGTGGGTCTGTTGGGTTATTGCCCTGACCTGTTGGTTCTCGATCCTGTTTATTCATGCGGACAAATGCGCGGAACGGGCTAAACAGCTTGCTGCACTCGAAGCCGAGAACGCTATGTACGAATCGGAAAATGCCCGCCTTGATGAAGAGATTGACTGGCTGCGCTCGCTTATCGAGCGTATGGGGAAGGAGGGAGTCGGCGATGGACAGACGCAATAGCGAGGGCTACCCCGACCCAACAGCTTATGAGGCCTTGACGGCGGTGGCGAAATCTGAAAAGCCGTATCTGCCCCTCGTCTATATCGCATCGCCGTTCGCTGGGGACACCGATACCAATACAGGAAGAGCGCGGGGCTATTGCCGCTTTGCCGTTTCCAAGGGGTGCATCCCGATTGCGCCCCACCTGCACTATCCGCAATTCATGGACGATGGCGACAGAGAGCAGCGAGAACTGGGGCTGTTCTTTGCCCTTGTCCTGCTCGGCAAATGCGACGAACTCTGGGTTTTTGGGGAGAAAATCAGCAAAGGCATGGCCGCCGAAATCACCAAGGCGAAGAAGCGCGGTATGCCCATAAAATACTACAACCACAAATGCGAGGTATTGGAATATGGAACTTAAAATCGCATACGGCGACAGCCGTCTTTCAAAACGGTGGGTCAACAAGAAAACCACCTTCGAAGATTTGTGCGAGCGTTTCAAGGTTACCCGCCGCACAACCGAGACGGTCGCCGAATACAAGAAATTCACCAAAGACAAGCGCGACGCCGCCAAGGACGTGGGCGGCTATGTCCTCGGACACCTCAAGGGCGGCAGGCGCAAGAAAGACACGGTCGAGAGCCGTTCGGGGATCACCCTCGACGCAGACCACGCCGATGGTAGTTTCATCGACACTGTGGAGATGCTGTTCCCGCACAAGTGTGTAGTCTACTCCACCCACAGTCATATACCGGAAGAACCCCGGCTTCGTGTGGTTATCCCTCTTGCCCGTGAGGTTTCTCCCGATGAATACGCCGCTCTCTCCCGTCTGGTAGCAGAGGTCATCGGCATGGACTTCTTCGACGACAGCACCTACGAGCCGGAACGCCTGATGTACTGGCCGTCCACACCTTCTGACGGTGAATATATTTTCAAGGAAATCGACGGCGATATCCTTAATCCTGATGCATACCTTGCCAAACTGTCCGACTGGCGGGACTGCTCGCTCTGGCCTACATCAAGCCGCCAGTCCGAGGTGATACAGCGAAGTATAAGGCAGCAGCAAGACCCGCTCGCCAAGGACGGCGTGGTCGGGGCTTTCTGCCGCACCTATCCGATCGAGGCTGTAATCTCGGCATTCCTCCCAAATATATACGAACCGTCGGCAATGGGCGGCCGCTACGATTATATCCCCGCCGTTAGTTCAGCTGGCGTTGTGTTGTACGAGGGGAAGTGGGCTTATTCCCACCACGCCACCGACCCCGCCTGCGGCAGACTGCTAAACGCCTTTGACCTCGTTCGAGTTCACAAGTTCACCGACCTTGACGAGAAAGCGGCGTTTAAGGCGATGAGCGAATTTGCAGTGCAGGATGAAAACGTGAAGCTGCTGCTCGCCGAGGAGCGCATTGCCAAAGCTGAAAGTGACTTCGATGATGATACCGATTGGAAATCTCAGCTTCAACGCGAGAAAAGCGGTATCCTATCCAACACCCTCGGCAATCTGCTCCTTATCCTCAACAACGACAACACCCTCGCGGGCATCCGTCACAACCGGCTCGCCAACCAGATATACGGTGAAGAACTCCCGTGGGAACGCCCGCATAAACCTTGGCGGGATGTCGATACCGCCCAGCTTGTGGCTTTCATCGATAAACGCTACGGCACGTTCTCGGCTCGGAACTACGAACTCGCCCTGACCAAAATCGCAGACGACCGCGCTTACCATCCGATACGGGAATACCTTGACAACTTACCCGAATGGGACAGGGTTTCCCGAATCGATACGCTGCTCATCGACTACCTCGGTGCGGAGGATTCGCCCTACACCAGAGCCGTTACCCGAAAGACGCTTGTGGCGGCAGTTGCGAGAATCTTGAATCCGGGCACGAAACTCGATTCCATCCTTGTGCTGAACGGCAAGCAGGGCATCGGGAAATCCACGCTCTTTTCCAAACTGGGGCAGCAATGGTACTCTGACAGCCTTTCTATATCGGATATGAAGGACAAGACCGCGCCGGAGAAGCTGCAGGGCAACTGGATACTTGAACTCGGCGAGTTGGCAGGCATCAAGAAAATGGACGTGGAAACGGTGAAGTCCTTCATTACCCGCGTGGACGATAAGTACCGCCCCTCATACGGCCGCACGGTAGAAAGCCATCCGCGCCAGTGCATCGTCGTCGGCACGACCAACTCTGACGGCGGCTTCCTGCGGGACATCACCGGCAACCGCCGTTTCTGGCCTGTTTGGGTATCTGGTGCAGGAAAATACCACGCTTGGGAACTCGCGGACATAGACCAGATTTGGGCGGAGACTCTGGTTAAATACCAAGGCGGCGAGGAACTGTTCCTTAAAGGCGATATCGCTCTGGCGGCTTACGCCGAACAGCGGGAAGCGATGGAGAGCGACGACCGCGAGGGTCTTGTCGCCGAATACCTCGACGCCTTGCTCCCCGCAAACTGGGACGCTATGGATATCTATCGTCGCCTCGAATACATCCGCTTTCCCGACGATCCCACGGGGGTGAAGGGCAGCATCCGCAGGAGCCAAGTTTGCGTCATGGAAATCTGGTGCGAGTGTTTCGGGAAGTCCCGCGAGTCCATCAAGAAGGCTGACTCATATGAAATCCAAGGTATCCTGAACAGGTTCGGAGGTTGGGTTAAGTTCAGTGGCGGCAAAACGGGCAAACGATATGTGCCGATGTATGGACCCCAACAAGTCTTTATCAGGACAGATTGCTTGCCCAGCATTGACGATTGGGGCTTCGGCAACGAGATCGGCAAAGTCGCAAGACCCTCATGAAGCGGCGTTATGCGATTGCAAATTGCCCATATGCCTATAAATCCCCTATTAAATTTTATTTTATATAGTAGAAAGAGAAACAGGCATGCGTAACACGCGCGCGTAAGCTCTATAGGAAAAAACGGCAAGTTGGGCAAGTTGGGCAAGCCAAAAACGGAGGTCAACATGAGAGAGAAAACCATAGAGCGGAAACTCGTCCAAGCGGTCAAAGTTATGGGAGGAATCGCGCCCAAGTTTACAAGCCCCGGTTTTGATGGGATGCCCGACCGTCTTATCCTACTGCCACGGGGCAAAATCGCCTTTGTTGAAGTCAAACGGCATGGGGAGAAACCTCGCCCTTTGCAGGAAGCGCGGCATGGGTTGCTTCGCCGGCTGGGCTTTAAGGTCTACGTCTTGGACGATGGGGAGCAAATCGGAGGAATCCTGAATGAAATACAATCCACATAGCTATCAAGATTATGCCAAGGGCTTTATAGACGAAAACCACGTGTCCTGCTTACTGCTCGACATGGGTCTTGGCAAAACGGCGATAACGCTTACCGCCATCAACGACCTCCTGTTCGACAGTTTTGAAGCCCGCCGCATTCTGGTCATCGCACCTCTCCGTGTCGCCCGTGATATATGGCCGGACGAACTCAGTAAATGGGAGCATCTCAGAGAATTGCGGTTCTCTGTGGCAATCGGCACGGAAGTGGAACGGAAAGCAGCGCTTCGGGCGAAAGCCGACATCTACATCATAAACCGCGAGAATGTCCAGTGGCTCATCGAGAACAGCGGCATCCCCTTCGACTTTGATACCTTGGTGGTAGATGAGCTTTCCAGTTTCAAAAACCACCGGACAAAGCGGTTCAGGTCGCTGATGAAGGTTCGCCCAAAAGTCAGGCGCATCATCGGGCTGACTGGAACGCCGAGCAGCAACGGGCTGATGGATTTATGGGCTGAATATCGGCTTCTCGACATGGGCCAGCGGCTCGGACGGTTCATCGGGCAATACCGAACGGCATACTTCACGCCCGATAAGCGGAACGGGCAGGTCATCTTCAGCTACAAGCCCCTGCCGTTTGCCGAAAAAGAAATCTACCATAAAATCGCCGATATCACCATTTCCATGAAATCTACCGACCACTTGACCATGCCGGAATTGGTGACCGCCGAATATCCCGTGAGATTATCGGACAAGGAGCGCGAGCGGTACGATGAACTTCGGCAAGACTTGGTACTTCAACTTGCGGGCGGCGATGTAACAGCCGCCAGCGCCGCCGCCCTGTCTGGGAAGCTGTGCCAAATGGCGAACGGTGCGGTCTATGGCGATGACGGAGCAATCCTCCACATCCATGACCGCAAGCTGGACGCCCTTGAGGATTTAATCGAAGCCGCCAACGGCAAACCCGTCCTTGTTTCGTATTGGTTTAAACACGACTTGGAACGGATAAAAGAGCGGTTGCGAAAACTGCATATTCCGTTTTCACAGCTTGAGTCGTCTGAGAGCATCGCCCGATGGAATACCGGCGAACTGCCCGTGGCTCTTATCCATCCCGCTTCGGCGGGTCATGGGCTGAATCTTCAAACGGGCGGCAGCACGATTATATGGTTCGGACTGACGTGGAGCCTTGAACTTTACCAACAAACGAACGCCCGCCTGTGGCGTCAAGGTCAAACCGCCGAAACGGTCGTCCTCCATCACATCATCGCCAAAGGCACGATTGACGAGCGGGTGATGAAAGCCCTGTCCGAGAAAGACAGGACGCAAACCGCCCTTATCGAAGCGGTCAAAGCCAATCTATGAAAATCTACGGAGTCAAAAGCTGCCAATCCGAGTGGACTAAATTATCGGAGGTAGCCTATGAGCAAACCAAAACTGTCTGCAAAGGACTATCTGTCCCAAGCCTATCGAATCGACCAACGCATCAATAGCAAGATTGAGCAGGTGCAGTCACTGCGAACGCTCGCCGAAAAGGCGAGCGCCACCTTGTCGGACATACCGCCAAGCAAGGGAACGCGCAACGTCCACCGCCTGGAGGATGTCATCGCTAAGATGGTGGACTTGGAGTCGGAAATCAACGCCGACCTGACCCGGCTGATTAACCTGAAGCATGAAATAGTCACGGTTATTAAGTGCGTGGAAAGCCCTGAACTCCAGACGCTTCTGGAACTGCGGTATCTGTGTTTCAAGACGTGGGAGGAAATCTCGGTCGCACTGCACCTCGACATCAGATGGATTCACCGTCTGCACAACAAGGCTTTAAATGAGGTCTATATGATTCGCCACTGTTGACCATAGAAAGCCATGCGGAAAATTTGATATAGTTATAATGGCGAAAAAATCAGAGGGACGTACCCACACGGGCGCGTCCTTTTTCTATGCCCCGAAACGGAGGAAAAGGCAATGCCATATAAAGCGAAGAAGCCGTGCGCCTATCGTGGGTGCCGTGAATTGACTTCAAGCCGCTACTGCGAAGCCCATACAAAGCAAGAAGCCAAACGATACAACCGGAGCGACCGCGACCCCGGCAGCAACAAACGCTACGGCAGGACGTGGAAACAAATCCGTGCGGCGTTCTTGTCTGCGAACCCGCTGTGCGTGATGTGCAACCGTGACGGAAGACTCGCACCCGCAGTGCTTGCCCACCACAAGGTCAAGCTGACCGACGGCGGTACAAATGACTGGGAGAACATGATGTCGCTTTGTCAGGAATGCCACAGCAGGCTTCACGTTGGGCAGGGCGATTACTTTTAAGTTCAGACGGTGGGGCGGCTCGCACCTCTGCGGCTTCCATGCAGGACAGCGCGCTCGGCCTGCCGTATGAATTTTTCAAAAATCAAAAATCAAAACGGAAATCAAAATCAAGGCGAGGTGACGCCCATGCCCAGCGGAGGGTATCGTCCGGGGGCAGGCCGCCCTCGGAAAAATATAGGAGACAAGAAACTCGAAGGTAAACCCGTAAACACGAACGGCGCAAGTCAGCCTAAGCCCAAAAAGGTCAATTCCAAAAACGTGATGGCGGGCTATTTTTCGATGGCGATGAAGGAATGTGAAAAGGAAGTGCCGTCGGCGGACGTGCTGCGAAATGAAATCGAGGAGTACATTGCAGCTCGCGGCTGTGATGGTTATGTCGCGCCGCAGACGATTACGGACTATGTGCTAAACAGGCAGGGTTTTCTCGCCTGTGAAGCCATGAACCGTAAAATCGGACGTATGACCAAGGAACTGAAGCTGTCTCCCTACGTCACGGCGGGTTCAACTTACTACAAGGCGATGCAAGGCGACTTCAACCTGATTATGCAAATTGTCAACCGGCACAGCGGCACTCAATGCGAAGAAAAGAACGTCTTTTTGGAATTACTCACAAACAGGGGGTTCTGATTATGCCAACAAAGAAACTAATAGGACAGGCATTCGGTCAATGGACGGTAATCGGCGATTCCAGTACCCGTAGTATTGACCGTAGGGTTAAGTGGATATGCAAATGCCTCTGCGGCGAAACACAAACGATAACAACAAGAGGGCTGACAAGCGGTCGTTCTGTGTGCTGTCGGCGATGCGCCCAACGTGAATATAATCCTACAAGGACTCTGAAAGATGGGACTTTAGCGGTAATCTGTCCGGATAGCAGAGAGTTCATTATTGACCGCGATGCGTTACGATTCGTTAAACCATATCGCTGGCATATTGATTCGAGCAACCATATTACCAGTAACACCTGCGGAAAACGGGTGATGCTTTCTCGGCTCATTATGGGCTTGAATGAAGCAGACCCCATCCAAGTCGACCATATTTCCGGCAACCCTTTGGACAATCGCAGAGAAAATCTTCGATTGTGTACTCCGCTTGGGAATTCGAGAAACCGCCCAATACGGAGCGACAATCTCACCGGCTACAAAGGCGTGACCTTCCGGGTAAGTGAAAACAAATATGTCGCTCGGATATCGCCACATCCGGGGGAACGAATACTCATCGGACGATTTAATACACCGCAAGAAGCCGCAGCCGCCTATGACTGGGCGGCTGTTTTATATCACGACGAATTTGCCAGAACAAACGAGATGCTGGGGGTGATGGGGTGAAAATGACTGAAAGAATGGAATCGGTCGATATTGATAAACTTGTTGGCTACGCTCGTAATGCCCGGACTCACTCCAAAGAGCAAATACTACAGCTTCGCTCAAGTCTACGGGAGTTCGGTTTCGTTACCCCTTGCCTGATTGACAGCGATTACAACATCATCGCGGGTCACGGGCGGGTCTTGGCGGCGAAAGCCGAGGGCTTGACGGAAATCCCCTGTGTGTTCGTGGAACATTTGACCGAAGCCCAAAAACGGGCATATATCCTCGCCGACAACCGGCTCGCTCTTAGTGCGGGCTGGGACGAGGAACTACTCGCCTTGGAATTCGCCGACTTGAAAAACCTCGGCTTCGACCTCGAACTGACGGGCTTCGACGCTAAGGAAATAGAGAAGCTGTTTGCCGCTGACGGCAATGACGTGGAGGACGATGGGTTTGATCTCACAGCCGCCCTTGAACAGGCGGCTTTTGTTTTGCCCGGCGATTTGTGGACGCTCGGTCGGCACCGGCTTATCTGCGGCGACGCCACCGATGCCGATACGGTGAAGAGGCTGATGGATGGACGCAAGGCAAATCTCGTCCTCACCGACCCGCCGTACAACGTCGGATTCGAGTCGGCAAGCGGGCTTAAAATCAAGAACGACAGCATGAAAGCCGAGCAGTTCTATAACTTCCTGCTCTCGTCTTTCCGCAACCTTGCCGAAAATCTCGTAGGCGGCGGCTCGGCGTATATCTTCCACGCCGACACCGAGGGCGAGAACTTCCGCAGGGCTTTCCGCAAAGCGGGATTCCACCTTTCGGGAACGTGTATCTGGGTCAAGGACAGTTTTGTCATGGGACGCTCACCATACCAGTGGCAGCACGAGCCTATCCTCTACGGCTGGCTGAAAACGGGGTCACATAAATGGTATGCGGGGCGAGCCGAAGCCACTATATGGAACTTCGCCAAACCCAAGCGTAACGGTGACCACCCTACCAGTAAGCCCCTTGACCTGCTCGCTTACCCTATAAGGAACAGCAGTCAGGCGAACGGCATCGTACTGGACACCTTCGGCGGCAGCGGCTCGACGCTCATCGCCTGTGAGCAAGCCGACCGAATCTGTAATATGCTCGAACTGGACGTGAAATACGCATCGGTCATCCTGCGCCGCTATGCCGAATTCAAAGGCAACGGCGGCGAGGACATCACCTGCGAACGTGACGGCAAGACCATCGCCTACGCCGACTTGGTGAAGGAGGTGGCTGACCGTGGATAGGAAAATGACGCTCGGCTCGCTCTTCGACGGCTCCGGCGGCTTTCCGCTCGGAGCTATTTTAACAGGCATCGAACCGCTCTGGGCTTCGGAAGTGGAGCCGTTTCCTATCAGGGTGACCACGAAGCGAATACCTGAAATGCGGCATCTCGGCGACATCAACAAAATAGACGGCTCCCTCATCCCGCCTGTGGACATCATCACGGCGGGATTTTGCTGTCAGGATTTGTCCGTGGCGGGCAAACGCGCCGGGCTTCAAGGTGAGAGGTCGGGTTTGTTTTATCAGATACCGCGAATTATTAAAGAAATGCTCGCCGCTACCAGTAACGAATACCCGAAGTTCGCAGTTTTAGAGAACGTGCCGGGTATGTACAGTTCGGCCGGCGGTGTCGATTTTCAGGAGGTACTCAATGAACTCATCCAAATCAAAGATAAAGCCCTGTCTGTACCTTTGCCTGAAAATGGCAAATGGTCAACATCGGGCGAGATTGTGGGAGACGGTTTCTCAGTCGGCTGGCGAACGCTTGACGCTCAATTTTGGGGAGTCGCCCAGAGACGCCGCCGTTGTTACATTGTCGTCGATTTTACAGGTGAACGTGCCGGGAAAATACTATTTGACGAATCGCGCCTGTCAGGGAATCCTCCGCAGAGCGGCTTCCCGTGGCAAACAACTGCCGAGGGTCTTGCGGCTGGCTCTGGAAGCCCAGTCAGTGTCCTGAACGACCAAGGCGGTAGCTTTATGGACGTTACCGAAAATATAACGGGTACGCTTCGCTCACAGGAACACGGGCATCAACCCATCGTGTTCGAGCCGGGCGCGGCGTCGAGGGTCGGCGGTCATTGCTGGCAAGGCGAACCCACCGGCGCACTCCGTGCCGACATGGGCGACAATCAACTGGCGGTAGCGATAGAAAACCATCCCACCGATTCAAGAATAAAAATCGACGAAAGCGGAACGGTGCAAACCCTCACGGAACGCATGGGAACCGGCGGCGGCAATGTCCCGCTTGTGATGAACGAAAGGCAGTATGCCTTGACGGTTGGCGAGGATGTGGCAAACACCCTCACCAGTACGGATTATAAAGGAACACAGTGCGTCTTTGAACCCGCCGCTTTTATGGGTGGTCAAGGCTCGAAGGCTCGGAGCATCGCCTATTCCGAGGAAACATCTCCGACGCTCCGCAGCGAAGCAGGCGGCAACTCCGTACCGATGACTGTATACGGCATCTGCTCACAGTCGTCTAACAGCATGAAATCGGCAAACCCAAACAGCGGGATATATGAAGCCGAAACCGCAAGAACGCTTGATACCTCCATCCCCGACCCAAACAAGAACGCCGGCGGCATGGCGATTGTAGCCGTTGAAGGCAACGGCTTGCGCCCCTCCCATCGCGGAGACGGCTACGGTGGTGAGGTCTCCTTCACGCTCAATTCCGTGGAGCGGCACTCAGTCTGCTACCAAGACAAGGTCGGCGCGCTCTGCGCTTCGGATTATAAGTTCCCCCAGCAACAACAGATTGAGGAAGGCAAAGCGGTCGTGGAGCGAGTTGCAGTCGAGAATTATCAGCACAGCGGCTACCGTGAAAGCGATACGGCGGGAACGCTCAAGCAGAGCGGCGGCACAAACGGTGGCGGCTCGGAAAGTGTAATCATCGAAAACCGATATGTCGTCCGCAGGCTCACCCCGACCGAGTGCGCCTTGCTTCAAGGCTTCCCGCCCGATTGGTGTGCGGGGCTTGGAACAACCGAGCCAACCGATGAGGATATCGCTTTTTGGTCGGAGGTCTGGGAAGCCCACCGTCATATTATGGGTACATCTACGAAACCAAAGAGCCGTAACCAGATTTTGAAGTGGCTCAAGGATCCGCACTCTGATGCCGCCGAATACAAGATGTGGGGCAACGGTGTGGCTTTACCGTGCGTGGTATTCGTCCTCGGCGGGATTGTGTCATACACACAAGGGTAAAGGGCTGTTTTTCCTTGATATTCGGTACATTTATTATCACATAGGCGCTTGCTGTTTAGGGCGTTTAGAGTGATATATGTAATGCGCGGGGGACAACAAAGCCCGCAAAATCAAGGAAAACGGAGGAAACGAACATGAAACTTTCTTACAACGTAACAGGCCCGGAGCGCAAATCACTGGTGGCGGCAATCAGCCAAGAACTGAATTCCCCGACTAAGTACCTCGGAGCCCCGACATTCGCCTACGAGGTCGGCAGCTGCCACATCGACAAGAACGGGACGGTCACGGGCGAGGACAACCGCGAGCTGGTTGCAGACCTTTGCGGATTGCACAGTTTCAAGGCAGTCAGTGAGGAGTACGACACGCCGACCGCCGCAACCAACGAAGCCCCGACAGTCGGCGACTTGAACCTCACCGAACGCGAGGAACTGGGGCTTGGACAGGAACACCGCGACCGCGTCGGCGAAAACGGAATGCAAGCAAGCGAAGTTTTCGAAAGCTACACCTACCAAGCGGAACTCAGCGACCCCGACTGTCCCGACCGCATGGAGGTCTTCGGCGCGGAGAATGACGAGGATGCCCTTCGGCAGGCTTACGAGTTTTGCGAGGGCGAAGTGGTCTTGCTTGAACTCTTCGAACTGGACGAGGATTACAACACAATTCGCTCGGTGGAGATTACGCCTCGAACCGACCGCCTGACCATCGAAATTCCCCTTGACGGCTTCACGCCTGAGAAACTTGACAACCTCGCCAAACTGGTAAACGCCAAAGCCCCGCTTCTCAAGGCGGCACTCGGCACGGACGACCTTCCGATTAAGCAGACCGCAGATACGCTCCGGTTCCCTTGGTTTAGAGGAACGATTGACGCGGAACACACGGAAGCCTACGCCACGCTGATCAGCCTGCTCTGCAAGACAGCGATTGAAAAGAAGCGTGTCACGGCGAAGGGAAATAATGGCATTGACAATCCCAAATACGCCCTGCGGTGCTTCCTACTCTCCCTCGGCTTCATCGGAGACGAGTACAAAGCGTCTCGGAAGATACTGCTTTCAAGGCTTGAGGGCAACTCAAGCTGGAAAAACGGCAAGAAAACGGAGGTGACGGACAGTGAGTAACTTCATTTCAAAGGTAGCTCTTGAAGCGCGGAGGGCAAGGTACAACAAAGGTACTCGGGTGGAACTGGTGGCGATGACCGACCCATACACCAATCTGAAGCCCGGTGATCTCGGCACGGTAGACTTCGTGGACGATACAGGCACGGTTTTCATTATCTGGGACAGCGGTTCGCACCTTGGCGTAGTTTTTGGTGAGGATGAAATCAGGTTGCTGTCCAAAGCAGAGGTCATAAAAGAGCAATGCCAAAAAGTGGCGGCAACAGGACGCACGAATATGTTCGACACGAAGATGGCATTCGATATTGCGATTAAACTGGGCTTCACCGAATTGGCGGATCTCATTTTCATGGATACCAAGCGGTATTCAACTCTAATTTTGACGGGGGAACTGGACAATGTGGAGTGAAGGCATTATCGCCTGCCCGACGACGGGCGGCAAATACAAGTACTGGGTCAAACATTTTGAAGAAGGCTCCCAGTTCGGTATAGACGGCGGTAAGGTCAGCAAACTGACCTTACCGCAAGGTCGGAGAAACCCGTGACCTCTGCACCTACGACAGGGGTTGGGATGTTGAACCCATTGACGAGGCAAAGGCGGTCTACGCTATTATCATGCAGAAGTACAACTAACCACGGAAACAACCGAGGACAGCTACCCCATAAGGGGCTGTCTCTCGTACAGATAGATTTTGAGGACTTCTTCGGAGGTCTTTTATTTTGTGCGGAAGGAGGATGGCGATGCCCGAATTCAAATACAAACCCACGCCGCTGATGCTCGCGAGCAGCCGATACGACGAGCGGCGAGCGGACTACGCGGTGGGCTTTATATCCATGCTCAAGCACACCACAGGCGAGTGGTACGGAAAGCCGTTCCGGCTGATACCGTGGCAGGAGCAGATTATCAGGGATATTTTCGGCATCGTCGGAGAGGACGGTTATAGGCAGTTCCGCACGGCGTATGTCGAGGTCGGCAAGAAAAACGGCAAGTCCGAACTGGCTGCGGCAATCGCCCTCTACCTCCTGTTCGCCGACGGCGAAGCGGGCGCGGAGGTCTACTCCTGTGCTGCTGACATCAATCAAGCGAGCATCGTTTTCAATACCGCCAAGGCGATGGTCGAGCAATGCGGCGATTTAGCAAAGCTGTCAAAACTCGTGCCGTCCACCAAGCGGATTATTTTCCCGCACACCAACAGCTTCTACAGGGTATTGTCCTCGGAAACCAAATCCAAACAGGGCTTCAATGTGTCAGGACTTATATTCGATGAACTCTTCGCCCAGCAGACCCGCGAGTTATTCGATACCATGACTAAGTACACTGGTGATGCCAGACGGCAGCCCCTCTACTTCCTCATCACCACGGCGGGCAGGGACAAAACGAGCATCTGCTATGAAATCCACCAAAAAGCAAAAGCGGTTCTGGCCGGCTCAAAAACAGACCCCAGTTTCTATCCCGCCGTATTCGGCATTGATGAGGACGACGATTGGAACGACGAATCCGTCTGGCGGCGGGTCAACCCCTCCATCGGCGTGACGATTCCATTTGAAACGGTGCAAGCCTCCTACGAACAGGCGAAGCAGAATCCCGCCGAGGAGATGCACTTCCGACAATTTCGTCTCAACGAGTGGTGCAACGCCGATATCCGCTGGATGCCTATGGATAAATGGGATGCCTGCGGCGAGGAAATTTACTTTGACGAATACGAGGGTCGGGATTGCTGTTGCGGTCTCGACCTTTCCAGTACGGGCGACCTTACGGCTCTGGTGCTGGTGTTCCCGCCGGTCGACGGCGATACCAAGTACACGGTGATGCCGTTCTACTGGCTGCCGGAGGATGTTATCGACTTACGGACGCGGCGCGACCACGTCCCTTACGCCGTATGGAAAAAGGCGGGCGTGTTCAACACCACCGAGGGCAATGTGGTGGACTACGACTACATCGTATCGTTCATCGCCAAGCTGTCCAAGCGTTTCAGGATTCGGGAAATTGCCTACGACCGCTATGGCGCAGAGAAGATACGCCGCGACCTTGAAGAACTGGGCGCGGAGCATGGATTCACGGTGTTCCCTTTTGGTCAGGGCTTCATTTCCATGTCCCCGACCTCAAAAGACTTTTACCAGTTCGTGATGGAAGGCAAAATCCGGCATGGCAAGCACCCCGTCCTTGACTGGAATATGGGTAATGTCATCGTCGACCAAGATGCGGCGGGCAACATCAAGCCCAATAAGAAGAAATCCACGGAGAAAATAGACGGTGCGGTTGCCCTGATTATGGGGCTTGCGAGAGCGACTCTCGGTGGCGGTATCGACGGCAGCGTCTATGACGAAAGGGGGTTGTTGTTTATATGAGCATATTTACAGGGCTTTTCCGCTCGCGAGATAAGCCCGCAAATAGGATTGGCGGCGGTTGGAGTTTCCTGTTCGGCGGTACGACCAGCGGCAAGGCGGTCAATGAGCGGACGGCGATGCAGACCTCGGCGGTCTACGCCTGCGTCCGCATCCTTGCCGAATCGGTGGCGGGGCTTCCTCTCCACGTTTACGAGCGTACAACTAACGGAAGTAAGTCCACAAAGCCGCGGCATCCCCTCTACCGACTGCTCCATGATGAGCCTAACCGGGAGATGACTTCGTTCGTGTTTCGAGAAACGCTTATGAGCCACCTACTCCTGTGGGGCAACGCCTATGCGCAGATTATCAGAGACGGCAGGGGTTTCCCCATCGCACTCTACCCACTACTGCCGGACAGGATGTCGGTCGACCGCAATAACAGCGGCGAACTGACTTACATCTACCAAAGCGACAAAGGTCAGGTCAAGCTGCAGCGTGAGAATCTCCTGCACATCCCCGGTTTAGGCTTCGACGGCTTAATCGGCTACTCACCGATAGCGATGGCCAAGAACTCCATCGGCATGGCGCTCGCCACCGAGGAATACGGCGCGGCCTTCTTCGCCAACGGAGCAAACCCCGGTGGCGTATTGGAACATCCCGGCGTGGTGAAAGACCGCGACAGGCTTCGTGAATCTTGGCAGTCGCAGTTTTCGGGAGCGAACGCCCACAAGATAGCTGTGCTGGAGGAAGGTCTCAAATTCCACCAGATGTCCATACCGCCCGAACAGGCGCAGTTCCTCGAAACACGGAAGTTCCAGATCAACGAAATAGCGAGGATATTCCGCGTGCCGCCACACATGGTCGGCGACCTCGAAAAGAGCAGCTTCTCCAACATCGAGCAGCAGTCCTTGGAGTTCGTCAAATACACCCTCGACCCGTGGGTGGTCAGATGGGAGCAGTCTTTACAGCAGGCTCTCATCTTGCCATCGGAAAAGGCGACGATCTTTATCAAGTTTAACCTCGACGGGCTGCTTCGCGGTGACTACCAAAGCCGTATGCAAGGCTATTCGACAGGCATTCAAAACGGCTTTATGTCGGTAAACGACGTACGCGGCTTGGAGGACATGAACCTGCTGACCGCCGAGGAAGGCGGAGAACTACACTTTGTCAACGGCAACATGGTAAAGCTGGCCGACATCGGCGCGGCATACAAATCGAAAGAAACGGAGGACACAAGCTAATGAACAATCAGACGCGGGCGCAAAACCCGAAAAAAGCAGAACAATCAGAGCGCAAATCGCCCCCGGCGGCTCGCCGGTTCTGGAGCTGGGTGCGAGACGAACCCACAGGCGAACGCACCCTCTACCTCGACGGGGTCATTTCCGAGGACACTTGGTGGGGCGACGAAATCACTCCGGCAATGTTCAAGTCGGAACTGTTCTCAGACAAGGGTGACATCACCATCTGGCTCAACTCACCCGGCGGCGACTGCATAGCGGCAAGCCAAATCTACTCCATGCTGATGGACTATCCGCACAACGTCACGGTCAAGATTGACGGCATCGCGGCTTCGGCGGCAAGTGTCGTGGCGATGGCGGGGACGAAAGTTCTCATGGCTCCCACCGCCCTGATGATGGTGCATAACCCGCTGACAATCGCCATCGGCGACAGCGTGGAAATGCAGAAAACGATAGATATGCTCGCCGAAGTCAAGGAGAGCATCATCAACGCCTATCAAATCAAGACGAACCAGAGCCGCGTGAAAATCTCCCACTGGATGGACGCTGAAACGTGGATGAATGCGAACAAGGCAATGGAACTTGGCTTCGCAGACGGCGTACTGGAAGATGGCAAGCGCACAAAGCCTAGCGAAACCTATGCCTTTTCAAGGCGAGCGGTCACCAACTCCCTGCTTGACAAGGTCAAGCCCAAAGAACAACCGAAACCCGAACAGCCACAAGGCGTACCCGCCCAGTCACTCGAAAAGCGGCTCAATCTCATTCTACATTAAAAAAACGGAGGTATCTGACAATGAGTAAAATCCTTGAACTACGCGAAAAACGCAACAAAATCTGGAACACCGCCAAGGAGTTCCTCAACCAGAAGCGCGGCGCGGACGGGCTTGTCCCCGCTGAAGCCGCAGCAGAATACGACAAAATGGAAGCCGACATGGTCGCCCTCGGCAAGGAAATCGAGCGTCTGGAACGCCAGTCGGCCTATGACCTTGAGATGGGCAAGCCGACATCCGCTCCCATTTTGGGTGCGCCGACCAAGTCCACCGAAGCCAAGACAGGCAGGGCTACCAATGAGTACAAGGCGGACTTCGGCAATATCCTGCGTGGGAAACTACCCGTTAACAACGTTTTGAGCACGTCCCCCGACACCGACGGCGGCTATCTCGTGCCGATGGAATTCGAGCGGCAGATTATCATGGGGCTTCGGGAAGCCAACGTCATCCGCTCCATAGCCAAGACCATCACGACCTCGGCGGAGCGTAAAATCCCCATTGCCACAACACACTCCACCGCACAGTGGACTGCCGAGAACGCCGCTTACACTGAAAGCAACCCAACCTTCGCACAGAAGACGATCGATGCTTTCAAGCTGACCGATCTTGTGAAAGTCAGCACCGAGTTGTTGCAGGATTCCATGTTCGACCTCGAAAGCTACATCGCGGCTGAGTTCGCCAGAGCGTTCGGCGTCGCCGAGGAAGAAGCATTCTGTGTCGGCACCGGCACGGGTCAGCCTACAGGGATTTTTACCGCAAGCGGCGGCACGGTCGGTGTGACGGCGGGTTCTGCTACGGCAATCACCGTCGACAACATCATCGACCTCATTTACGCTCTGAAAAGCCCGTACCGCAGAAATGCCGTATTCCTCATGAAAGACGTGACAGTGTCCACGCTCAGGAAACTGAAGGATAGCAACGGCGCTTATCTCTGGCAGCCCTCCGTACAGGCGGGTCAGCCCGACAGGCTTCTTGGCTATCCCATTTACACTTCCCCTTACGCGCCTGCTGCGGCGGCTTCGGCTCTGCCTATAGCTTTCGGCGACTTCTCCAACTACTGGATTGCCGACCGCTTGGGAAGAACGGTGCAAAGGCTCAATGAACTTTACGCCGGAAACGGTCAGGTAGGCTTCATCGCCACCGAGCGCGTGGATGGGAAAGTCATCCTATCTGAGGGCATACAGCTTCTTCAGATGGGTTCGTAGTGGGAGGTGGGCGGCGATGACGCCAATGGAATTATTGCCAAAAGTCAAAGAAAACCTGATACTTGCACACGGCGAGGATGACGGTCTGCTCCTGCGGCTCATCACCGCCGCCGTGAGCTATGCCGAAAGCTATCAGCATATCTCGGAGGGTTTTTATACAGAGAACCCTATGCCTCCAACCACCGAGCAGGCGATCATCATGCTGTCGAGCCATTTCTACGAAAGCAGGGATGGCTCGACGGCTGGCTTTTTCGCCGACAGCGTTCAGGCGGGTCAGCAGGTTTGGAACACGGTCAACACCCTATTGCGCCTTGACAGATTGTGGGGGGTTTGACCGTCACGAACGAAGCCAAGCATCGTTAAAGCGTATACGAAACTCTTCAAGGACTTCCTCAAATCGTGCAAATCCTTCTTCACGCATACGGTGTGCAAAACCGATACTACGCTCCGTGCCAATGACCGCCGACCAAAAATACTGTACCATCCCGGCGGCATCACGTTGGCTCATTCGGGTAATCGTAAGATTCACACCGCTTTTGAGTTCTTTGGAAGCAGTAGGAGAATTCAGGACAGGGTCAAAAACGTGTTGATGGAGAAACGCCAGCAATTCTTGTTCTTTAGTCATATTACCCCTCGCTTTCAGAGGATGGAATTATTTCCTCAACTCGCTTGACGATTTTCATGCTCCTTGGAGCAAGCACGTCAAAGCGGTACGTTGAGGCAGACTGAAACTTAGTTGCGTTGATGCTTTTAGGTAAGTCTTTCTGTTTCCACACTGTGTACCCGAAAGGCTCAAGTATGGTCTTAATCATCAGCCCTACTGCTTGCTTGGTAAAGTTGTCGTCCAGAGAATTATCATGCGACTTGTTTGGGTCGGCGAAAAAATGCTCGACATTGACGGCAACAGGTGCAAGAGCAGGTTTACCTGCTTCGCTCGCGTCTATCATCTGAACGATGATGAAGTCCTGCGAGAGGAAACCAAAAATATTCTGCATATCGTCGTCGTTTTCGAACTTGCGGCAGTTTGGGTTTTGAGTGATGAAATCGTTATAGGTAGCTAACATAATGGACACTCCTTTTGTGTTAAGTTGTTTTACTTATGTATAATAACATATCTGAAATCAGTTGTCTATATGTTTAGGAAAAAATTCGGAGGTGTCCGCCTTATGGCATTCGGGAAAATGAACACGTTTGTAAACATCGTCACCACTTCCCCGACCAAGGATGTCGAGGGTTTTGTCAAAAAGGGCGACACCGTACTTGCTTCCGTCCGTGCATATAAAGAGGAAAAACACGGTACGGAGCGTTGGGCAAACATGGCGGCGTTTTCCGAAGCAACCGCCCTGTTCCGCTTCCGCAAATTGCCGGGGCTTGCCGTTGACACGACACTTATCATCACCTGCGACACAGGCAGATACCGCATTATTTCTGCGGAGGATGTCAAAGGTCGCGGAATGTATATCGAGTGCCTTTGCGAGAAACTCAAAAGGAGCGTGAAGTGATGGCAAAAGTTGAATTAACACTCCCCACCGACTTTGAAGAACGGCTCTCCCGCCTTGGCGACAAGACGGATGAAATCATCCCCAAGGTGCTGGAAGCGGGCGGCGAAGTCGTGCTTGCCAAGGCGAAAAGCAACCTCTCCTCCGTGGTCGGGCGGGGCACGAAAGTAAAGAGCCGCTCCACAGGCGAGTTGGAAAACTCCCTCGGCCTGTCGAAAGCACGGCAAAAGCGGGACGGCTCCGGCTGGGACGTTAAGGTCGGTTTCGCCGAACCCCGGCGCGGTAAAGGCGACTCTAATGCCAAAATCGCAAACATCATCGAATACGGGCGACATGGGCGACCGGCGAAGCCTTTTATGAAGCCCGCCCGAACCCAGTCGAAAAACGCCGCTGTTGAAGCGATGAAAGAGAAATTCGAGCAGGAGGTTGAGCACATATGAGCATTTTACAAGAACTGAACACGCTGCTCTCTTCCATTCTGCCTGTGGAAACGGGCATATTCAGCAGCGTTGCGCCCGACGAGTATCTTGTCCTCACGCCGATGACGGACACCTTCGCCTTGTTCGGCGACAACACGCCGCTCATCGATGTGTCCGAGGTGCGCATATCCCTGTTTTCAAAGGGCAATTACATCAAACGGAAGTATCAGATTACCGCCGCCCTGCTTGGGGCGGCGTTCACCATAACAGACCGCCGGTATATTGGTCACGAGGACGATACCGGCTACCACCACTTCGCTTTAGATGCGGCAAAAGAATATGAAACGGAGGAAAATTAATATGGCTACTATCGGACTTGATAAACTCTACTACGCACCAATCACCGAAGCGCCGACCACGGGTCACGAAACCTACGGCTCGCCGGTCATGCTGGCGAAGGCTATCTCGGCTGAACTTTCCATTGAACTCGCTGAAGCGACGCTCTGGGCGGATGACGGCGCCGCCGAAATCATCAAGGAATTCAAAAACGGTAAACTGACCCTTGGCGTGGACGACATCGGGAAAACCGTCGCCGCCAAACTGACGGGAGCGATCACGGACGAAAACGGCGTCCTTATCTCGGCTTCGGAGGATGGCGGCGACCCTGTGGCTATCGGATTTCGGGCGAAGAAGGCAAACGGCAAGTACCGCTATTTCTGGTTGTACCGCGTGAAGTTTGGCGTACCGTCCACTAACCTCGCCACCAAAGGCGACAGCATCACCTTTTCCACGCCGAGCATTGAAGGCACGGTCTCCCGCCGCAATAAACCGGACGGCAACGACCGCCATCCGTGGAAAGCAGAAGTCAACGAAGACGATACGGATGTGGTGTCCGGTGTAATCAGCGGATGGTATACGCAGGTGTATGAACCTGAGTTTGGTATCGTTTAGGAGGGCTGACATATGGATAACGAAAGAAGCGCGGTAATCCGCATCGGCGACGGGGATTTCGAGTTGCAGCTTACCACCCGTGCCACCAAGGAAATCGCCAAACGCTACGGCGGGCTTGAAAATTTGGGTGAGAAGCTGATGAAATCGGAGAACTTCGAGATGGCTCTGGACGAGATTATTTGGTTAATTACCCTCCTTGCTAATCAGCCCATCCTCATCCACAACCTTCGGAACAAGGAAAAACCGAAAGAACTGCTAACCGCGGAAGAGGTGGAACTGCTCACTTCGCCCCTTGAACTGGCGGCATATAAGACGGCAATCACCGAGGCGATGTTCAAGGGTACGAACCGCAATATTGAAAGCGAGGGCGGCGTGTCAAAAAACGCCGAGGTCGGGTAAGCGACGATGAGTTGTTTACCCGACTTTTGTATTACGGTATGGTTCATCTGAACCGCTCCGAGGAGGAAACGTGGCTCACACCTATTGGTCAATTATTGGATTTGTGGGAATGTCACCGTCAGTTCCTTGGGATGACAAAGCCGAAGCGTGAACTGTTTATTGAGGATGTCATCCCCGATGGCATCTGATTTTTTTTGCGGAAGGAGGTGTTTTAGGTGGCTGACAATTTTGGACTGAAAATAGGTATCGAGGGCGAGAAGGAATTTAAGAACGCCCTGCGTGATATAAACCAGTCGTTTAAAGTCCTTGGCTCGGAAATGAAGCTGGTGTCGAGTGAATTCGATAAGCAGGATAAATCCATAGCGGCCACAGCCGCCCGTAACGAAGTCCTCAACAAGGCAATCGACGCCCAGAAGGACAAAATCTCTACACTCGAAGCAGCACTAAAAAACGCCTCCGACAGCTTTGGCGAAAACGACAGCCGCACCCAAAACTGGCAGATTGCCCTGAACAACGCCAACGCGGAACTCAACAACATGGAGCGCGAACTGGAGGAATCAGCGGAGGAAGCCGACGACCTCGGCGAAGAGCTGGAGGATGCGGGTGACAGCGCGGAAAAAAGCGGCGACAAATTCGATAAACTGGGCGGCATCCTCAAGGGCATCGGTATGGCAATGGGTGCGGTGGCTGTCGCCGCCGGAGCTGCCGCCATTAAACTCGGCAAAGAAGTCGTGCAGCAGTTCGGCGAACTGGAGCAGAACCTTGGCGGCTCCGAGGCCGTCTTTCAAAAATACGCCGGCAATATGCAAAAAATCGGCGAAGAAGCCTACAAAAATATGGGTGTGTCGCAAAGTCAATATCTTGCCACCGCCAACAAAATGGGCGCTTTGTTTCAAGGTTCAGGCTTGGATGTGCAAAAATCGGCTGAACTAACCGAAAAGGCGATGCAACGTGCGGCTGACATGGCTTCGGTCATGGGAATTGATATGCAGCAAGCGCTCGACTCCGTAGCTGGCGCGGCAAAAAGCAACTTTACCATGATGGATAACCTCGGTGTCGCCATGAACGCCACCAACATCGAAGCCTATGCCCTCTCAAAAGGTCTTGATTTTGTTTGGAGTTCTGCCACCCAAGCGGAAAAAGCCGAAGTCGCCATGCAGATGTTTTTTGAGAACACCGAGCAGTACGCGGGCAACTTCGCAAAGGAATCCACCGAAACCGTCACCGGTGCGCTCGGTCTGCTCACAGCCGCCACTGATTCGTTTGTGGCAGGTCTTGGCAACGCCAACGCCGATATGACGAACCTCACCGAGAACCTCGTTGACGCTTTTCAAGCGGTAGTGCAGAACATCGTGCCTGTCTTGGAAAACATCGTGAAAGCTCTGCCGCAGGCGACCGACGCTATACTGTCGGCAGTCGGTGATTTGCTTCCGATGTTATTGGACGTGGTCGTGAATATCTTTACGCAGGTGCTGAACACAATCCTCTCGCTTTTGCCGGAGTTGATTCCTGCAGCAGTGGATGCCGTCATGACGATAGTCGGTGCTTTGATAGATAACCTTCCTCTGCTCATTGATGCGGCGGTGCAATTGGTAACCGCCCTCGTGACAGGCATAGCCGACGCACTCCCTCAACTGATACCAGCGGCGGTCAACGCCGTCACCACCATAGTTCAAGGCTTGGTAAACAGTCTGCCTATGATATTGAACGCCGCCTTGCAACTGGTTCTCGGACTGACAGAGGGCATCTTGGACGCGCTGCCCCGGTTGATAGTGGCTCTGCCCGCCATCATCCTCGGCATCGTGGATTTCATCATTGGGGCGATTCCGCAAATCATCGACGCAGGGATTCAGCTTCTGGTTTCGCTTGTTGAAGCGCTGCCCGAAATCATCACGGCGATTGTGGCAGCGATTCCACAGATTATTGAAGGACTGATTACAGCGATACTCGGCTCTATACCACAGCTGATTGATGCGGGAATCAAGTTGTTGGTGTCGCTGATTCAAAATCTGCCGCAAATCATCACCACGGTCGTAGTGGCGATACCACAGATTATCACATCGCTCATAACAGCGATTGTCGGGAGTATTCCACAAATCATCCAAGCGGGCATACAGCTATTTGTATCCCTGATTAAGAACCTCCCAACCATTATCGTGGAAATCGTGAAAGCGATCCCCCAGATTATTACCGCCATCGTAAAGGCCTTCACGGGTAACATTGGGAAAATGATACAGGTCGGCAGCGATCTCATCAAGGGGCTGTGGCAGGGCATTTCCAATGTCTCAGACTGGATTCGGGGTAAAATATCCGGCTTTTTCGGCGGCATAGTTGACGGCATCAAGAACTTTTTTGGCATCAAGTCCCCGTCCACCTTATTCGCCGGACTTGGCGAGAACATGGGTCAGGGCATCGGCGTGGGCTTCGAGCGGGCGATGGATGAAGTCGCCAAAGATATGCAAAACGCTATCCCCACCGCTTTCGATACGCCCGGCGTGAACGCGGGTGATGTAACTGGCGGTCATGGCGGCTTGGCGGTGTCAGGCGTGCCTGCGCTTATCACCATACAACAGATGATTGTCCGCAGCGAGGACGACATCCGCAGGATTTCACAGGAACTGTATAACTTGATGCAGACCGGCTCGCGGGCGCGGGGACGGTTCAACCCGGCATAAGGAGGAGGTGTTGGCGTGGGCTTTATTTTCAACGGAATATCATCACAAGGCATGAACGTCAAGGCTCGGCTGACCTCTTGGCAGGCTTCGCCGCCCTTGCGGAACTCCTTTGTGCAAATACCCGGCAAGCCCGGCGTGGCGGACTTTGGGAGCGACAGCGCGGAGCGGGTCATTACCGTGCGGTGCAATATCGCACCGAGGCACAGCCTCGCTTCTCTGGTTGATGTTTTGGATGGACTTGCCGAGTGGCTCGACCCCGACAAGGGGCTGAAACAACTTGTGCTTGACGATGTGCCGGACAGATACTTCACGGCGCGGTTGCAGGACGCCGTAAACTGCGAGCGGCTTATTCGGTCAGCAGGCGCATTTGACCTGAACTTCGTCTGCCCTGACCCACACGCATATGCTTTGACGGACGAGGGTTTTACGCTGACCCAAACCGGCGCGAATACGGTCACGAGGGTCAAGGGCAACACGAATTCACTCCCTGTCTGTCTTTTGAAAGGCATAATTCCGTCAGGTTCTGCGACCTATGTGTCATTGAAAACAAACGATGAGGATCTCCGCGTGGTCGGCGCGCTGGCTTCCGGCGAAACCCTCGTCATCGACAGCGGTTTGGTGACCGCCAAGGTGGTAGACAGCACGGGCGAAACGCTCCGAAACGGGCTGCCATTATTACAGGAGTTGAATTTTCCCATACTCCGCAAAGGAGCGAACACCGTAACCATCACGGCGGTCGGTGCAACTTTTACGGAACTGCAAATACAGGCTAAGAGCCGATGGAGGTGAGGACGTGGCGGTAAAATCCATTTTAACTTCTCAAACAGACTTTACGGGCGAAATCCCCGCGACCGAAAAAACATCCGCACTCTGGCGGTTCAACGAATCTACGCCGGACAGCGATACTCGCCTCGCGGATTCCTCCGGCAAAGGTCGGCATCTCACCATCTCCGGCTGGAGCGGCACGACCGCATCTCTTCCGAATGGCAGGTTCGGACGATATTTCCGTATGAACATCAATAACCCGACCACCGAAAAGACGCACCTTGTTGCTACAAACGGTGGCACATTCTTCTCGAACATTGGGAACAGGATCGCCGTGGGCGGCTGGATTAACCCCACGACACATTCGATTGGACAAAACTTTATCCCTCTTTTCAATACAAGACAAGGTCCCGGCCAGCCGATTCTTTATATCTCCCTCTTCCAAGGGCGGCCGCGTATGATGCTCTACAACTCGGCGGGGACGCTTATCCTCGACCAGACAGAAACGCCCGGCTTCAACATGGTCAACAACGGTTGGTACTTCCTCGCCGCCATTATAAATGTGACTGGCAAGAATTCGCAGTTAACCCTTTGCAACCGTGGCGACGGCGTGGTGTGGACGGCTCCCTTGCGGACATTCACAGGCATACTGAACCCATCATGTACGGCAAATATCGTCATGGGGATGCACGCAAACCAGTATTACTATGCGGGTGGCCTGGATGAGTGGTTCTTTGAAACGGACACCGACCTGACCATCGACGACCTGATACGGCATTTTCGTCAAGCGATGCTTGGGGGCGGCGGCGACACTTCGGGAAACGTGGATGCACTGACCGAGCCGGGAGCTGTCACCCTGCGGAAGGGTACCAATAACCTCTATCCTGAAAGCGGTCAACTTACCACGATTGCCGCCGAATGCAACCTTGCGGGGAGTGGTCGGGTATCGGTAACAAGCGAGTACACGGCGGGCGTGACTTCGATATCGCTCATTGAAACCTCAACATCCGACGACCTCATCGACTGGTCGGCTTGGCAGGCGGTCGGCTCGAACGGCGAACTTGCGTCCCCGAACCGTTCATATATCAAATATAGGGTAACGCTCTCCACTAACAACATAGCGGTCACGCCGAAGCTGCTCGATATCACCCTCCACGACATACCGAAAGCCCCGTATGAGAAACTGGGGTTTTCTCGTCCCGTGGTCTTGAACGGCAACGGTGCGTGGGAAGCGGTACTTGAAAACGCCTACGACATTATCGTCACGGGCGAGGTCAACGGAGCGGATACTTTGGAATTCAAGCTGCCGTTCAGTGACCCGAAGCGGGCGACGCTCGACAACGAAAAACAAGTGCAGATTGCCGAGGACATTTACCGCATACGGACGATGACGGATGAAAAAGGCTCGGACGGCAACAGCATCCTGACCACGGTTTATGCGGAAGCGGCGTTCTACGACCTAACCTTCAGCGCTGAGAAACAGCCGAGAGAGTTCAACGCCGACCTGCCCGCCGTCCCGATGGTGTTTGCCCTTGCGGGGACGGGTTGGGATGTCGGCACGATCAATGTAACCACGCTTCGGACATGGGACTGTCAAGAAAAGAACGCGCTCTCAATCCTACGGATGGTGCAAAACATCCACGGCGGCGATTTGGTGTTCCACAGCCGTGACCGCCGCGTAGACTTGCTGACGTTCAACGGAACAGACAGCGGCGCACTCTTTGCCTACCGAAAGAACCTAACTGGAATTAAGCGTGTAGTGGATACACGAACCCTTGTCACGCGGCTCTACGCTATCGGCAAGGACGGCATGTCCTTCGCCACTATCAACGGCGGCAAGGAATATATTGAGGACTTCACCTATTCAAACGAGGTTCGGGTGGCGACACTCGACTGTTCCAATTTCACGAACCCTTATCAGATGCTTGAATTTACAAATATGCGGCTTGCGGAGTATTCAAAACCCCGCGTGTCCTACGTCCTTTCGGCGATGGACTTGTCCGTGCTGACAGGTTATGAGCATGAACGGTGGGATTTAGGCGATATCGTGACCGTGGACGACAGGGATTTGAACTTGACCATCAAGACCCGGATTATTCGCCGCCAGTATAACCTCCAAGAGCCGTGGAAAACAGTGCTGGAACTCTCCACGAAACTTAGGGAACTGGGCGATTCGTCCTCATCGGCGATTGCAGACCAGTTCGACCAGTCAAACCTTATAGGACAGGAAATCAAGGACATGGTGCCGTTCAACCATCTGCGCAACTCCCGTGCCGACGACGGCTTCGCCTACTGGCAGAATAGTGGCTTCTCGGTGGACACCGAAAACGGCGTGTCCGGCACGGCTTCCTTCAAAGCGGTTGGTGTGGCGAATATGACAAAGAGCATGGCGCAGACGGTTTATCCGGCTTCAAGACGCAACTACACCATATCGGCGCAAATCGGCTCGGATAATTTGAGCAAAGGCACGAACGGGCAGGTTGGCATTGAGGTGGTGTTCGAGTACGAGGACGGAACAACCGAAACACGATTTATTGATTTGTATTGAGAGGTCGGTGATTTTATATGGCATATTTTCAACAAGTGGCGCGGGACGCTTCGCCCAAAGGCTACGGTAAACTCCGTTCAATCACTATCCGTCTCGTTATACAGAACTGCACGGGCGAGGTGTTCTTCACCGACCTTATGTTACAGGCGGGCGCCGTTGCAACGGGCTGGGTCGGTCACGTCTGCGAGATTAAGTGGACGCTGGACGGATAATCTCACAAAAGTATATTTGTCTTATATACATGACATTTAGACTTAAATATGATACAATACTCTCGGGAGGTGGTTCGATGGGTAAAAATCTACGGATAAAATCAGCACGGGCGGCAAAAGACATGACGCAAAAGGATCTTGCAGATGCTGTCGGAGTCGCTCGGCAAACAATGAACGCAATCGAAAAAGGCGATTATAACCCTTCGATAAACCTATGCATCGCAATATGCAAGGTTCTGGGAAAAACACTAGACCAACTTTTCTGGGAGGATGATGGTAATGATGAATAATAAAAATGGGTTAGACGAAATGCAAAGACAACGGCGAAACAGCATAGGCAATCAGATGTTTATGATTATGTTTTGGGCACTTTTTCTCAATATTGGGCTTTACGGAGCAGGTATAACATGGCTGAAATATCCCACTGATGTAATCATCATCGTGTCAGCGTGTATGTTTGTTTATCTTGTCAGACTGATTGTTTCAGGTTCCTATTTAGCCGAAAAAGAACAAAAGGGTATAAGCTGGGTAAATCGCCTTACTATGATAATCATGTCGACTGTTGCAGTTGTAGTGATATCTTTATCTCGTATCTCCGGTACGAATGAACCATGGAGCAATGCTGTTACTATATTTGTGACAGCAGTGGCGGTAGGTTCGATAATAGCACTGGTTACGCTTATCGTAAAGAGAGTGCGTAACAAAGACAATGATGATGAACAATAATTTCTGTCACACTCATTGGAAAGACCGCCACGGTGGTCTTTTTTCTTGCCCGAAAGGAGGTGCAAACGGCAATGATAATCAACAACTTCATCCGCTTTGCAGAGGTAATAAAACTTAAAGAGGAAAAACGAATCGTGAGCGTAACCCTCCGTACTCTCATCGCCGACTGTACGGGCGAGATTTACTTTACCGACATTCAGCTTCAGGAGGGCGACAAACTGACAGGCTACACACCGCATACCACTACCATGCTCCGTAATAGCGGTAATGCCCCTCGTTACCAAAACGCCGTGGTACGTGGTGGTGCGACCCTCGTCCTGTTCAATACAGGGGAAACCTCGGCGGGGCTCGATTGCTATATCTACCCGAAACAGCCGATGGCGGCGGAAAGTATTGAAGTCTCGCAGGGTATGGGCTCGCATAGGTGCAGATTCATTTCGGCGGTGAACTCAGGCGACACGTTGGCGCTCAGGGCTTCCAGCCGTGAGTGCCAACGGAACGGCAGTCCTACGCCCAAAGACGGTTTTTACCAATATACCTCCGCTCACGACAGCAAGCATCTTGTTAAATTGGAAGGTGGCAAATCTGCAAGGGTTTACCTCGAATACACAGAAATGATGGAAGGAGAACCACTCCAATGAGCAGGGATTATCTTAAAGGCAAAAAATGCATGATATGGTCGTTCATGGGCAACACACGTATGCATCAAGCCTTGAACAACTACGGCGACCGCTTTGAAACTGTCGGCATCTTCACCTTCGAAGTGGACATCAGCGGTACAATCTCTGAAACAGGAACGCCTATATCAGGCATGATGCCGTATATCAACAAATGGCCGAAGGTGCGGTGGTTTCTTACTGTGATGAACCACGGCACGGCTTCCATTTTTACCGCTCTGCGGAATAACACGAACGGGGCAAAGGCGAAGTTTCTCGCTGAATTGGTGCGTATTATGCAGAAGTACCCGTGGTGCGCTGGCGTGGACATCGACTTAGAACGTGGCGGCGATTACGATAACAAGGACGCAGCGAACGCTCTCTTCCGCGATATTTACCAGACTGTCAAGGCGTACAATTCCACCAAACTGGTTAATATCTGTTTGCCTGGGATGACGAGCATCCAAGGCTCGGTGGGCGGCGAAAACTGGTGCGTATATGCCGACCTCGACGCTTACTGCGACACGGCGGCGATTATGTCCTACGGTATGGCATGGGCAGGCAGCGCGCCGGGACCTGTTTCGCCGCGCGACTGGCTTGTCGGCGTTTACGACTATGCCGCTAGGGTGATGAATCCGCAAAAAGTCTATATGGGTTTGCCGGGCTACGGTTGGGAGTGGCAAATTTATGCCAATGCATCCGACCTCGGTAAAACCTATCGCGGCGTATCGCTTACTTACTACGCCGCTAAGATATGGGCGGAGGGTGGCTACAACTTCACAGGAAACGCTCCTCCACAGCCGATGATACCGTGGCTTGCCTACTGGGACGATTACGACCAAGTGCCATATATGTTTCCGCAAGTGTACGACTACGCGGAGGGCAGCGACGCTTCGAGCCGTGAAGCCCCGATAGTCGGAGACAGCTACAACCGCCGCCGATACCTGACCTGCTACGGCAAAACGCAAAAAACGGAGTTCGGCACAATCTATGTTGACCGAAACGGTGAGCCGGACAGCTATACGGATGGTGTGGTGGTCGGCAACGGCACGATTACGCTCTCATCCGACACGGGGACGGCTACCTACAATTTCACCGTACCACAGTCAGGTGTTTATGATGTTGCCGTCCGTATCTGCTTTCCGTTCTGGGATAAGAACGGCATCAACATTTCCCTTGATGGCTCATCTGCCAGCTTTTCCGAAAGCCGCCTGTGGTGGCCATACTGGAAAAGCACCTTTTGGGCGGTTCTTGCCAAAGAACGCGGCCTGTCGGCGGGAAGCCACACCATTACCATTGACGGCGGAGTGGCGGGAGCGCAATTCTACGGTTTGCGTATATGCTTATCTTTTTCAGAGCAACCTTCGGCGGGTTCGGCGACATTTGCCCTATCGCCACGCAGTTTCAAGGATGTGAACGGCAATATGGCTATTCCCGATAAAGGCTTCAAGCTGACCACCGAAGTTCTGCGGCGAAAGCCTGACTCAGCTCTGGCATGGTACGAGGACTTCCGCGACCCCATAACACTGCAAAGCACTAATTGGACTACGCTTTCAGGCAATTGGGCTGTCTGGCGCAGCGACCAGTACGCCACCGGCAGGGTCTATTCACAGCTTGAGGGCAGCGGCCAGCTTGCGTGGAAGTACGACGGCTTCACTGATGTCCACCTTCGGGCGCGGATTGCTTTCCCCCACAACGGGAGTGGACGCGCCGGGGTGTTTATCGGCGACATATTCTGCTGTATCAACATCGACTCACAGCGGGTCGAACTCTACCAAGGCTCGACTTTGCTCGGCAGCTATAGCGCATCCTATTCCAAAACACCCGCCGCCGACATTCGGACGAATCCGAATATGTACCTCATCGAAATGAGGAAGCGAGGCAATCGCGTCAGGGTCTATTCAGGCAGCAGCAATGTCCTCCGCTTTACGGCGACGATATCAACGGCAAGCGGTTACTGCGGTATCCAGTCGGATGGCGAAATCAAATGCGAACTGCTACGTTTGGGCGATGCTTGGACGTATGAGCCTTATGAATCTTTTTACGTAACCATGCCTAACGGCACGACTGAAAGCTACGGTAGGATTGCCCGAAGCAGCGTGACGTGGGACAACGAATTCGAGGTATTCACGCTTACCTCGGATGTGGAGGAAGCCTCTACCCGAAGCGAGGACATCTCAATGGACTACGACTTTGTGCACTCGGCGATGCTGTACATTCCATGCAACGCCGACTACACGGCAAAATTCACGCCATGCGATATCAACGTCTGGTGTTCGCGGCTATTCCTCGGCGATGGGGATGGGTTCGGCATTGTCTACTACCAAGACGTGGACAGCATTGTCTACTGGGCAAATGAAGCGGCATACCGATGGGGACTCAGGGGTTTTGCCATGTGGTCACTCGGCCAGGAAGACTTGCGGCTTTGGGACGCTCTCCCGAAACAAATTTGAAGTGTAATCGACATTCGCGCCTGCCTATCTTGGCAGGCGTTTTATATGCGAAAAACAGGAGGTAAAACGAAAATGAAAGAAATTTGGAATTGGATTCAGGTTGCGTTTGCAGCCACCGGCGGGACGCTGGGCTGGTATTTGGGTGGACTGGACGGCTTCCTCTACACACTCATCGCCTTTGTGGTCGTTGACTACATCACAGGCGTACTTCGGGCAATTGTGGAAAAGAAGCTGTCCAGCCAAATCGGAGCGAACGGCATCGCCAAGAAGGTGGTGCTGTTCCTTGTGGTCGGCATCGGGCATCTGATTGACACTTATCTGCTCGGAGGCACAGGCGCACCGCTTCGCACAGCAGTCATCTTCTTCTATATCGCCAATGAGGGCGTATCACTTTTGGAAAATGCAACAGCAATCGGGCTGCCAGTACCTGAAAAACTAAAAGATACACTCGCCGGGCTGCATGGAAAGGATGAACAGAAATGAACCTGCGGAAACTGATATTCACGAATAACGCCTGTTATAAAGCGGGCAGAACCATCACTGTAAAGGGAATTATGGTTCACTCCACCGGCGCAAACAATCCCAACCTGCGCCGCTATGTAGGACCCGACGATGGACTGCTCGGTAAAAACCAGTACAACAACCATTGGAATCAAGATAAACCAGACGGGCGGCAGGTTTGTGTCCACGGCTTCATCGGGAAACTGGCTGATGGCACCATTGCCACTTATCAGACTCTGCCGTGGAATCATCGCGGCTGGCACGGTGGCTCCGGTACAAAAGGCTCGGTCAATAACACCCACATCGGGTTTGAAATCTGCGAGGACGGGTTAACCGATGCCGCCTACTTTAACGCCGTCTACAAGGAAGCCGCTGAACTGTGCGCGTATCTCTGCAAGGAGTACAAACTTGATCCGATGGCTGATGACGTTATCATCGGGCATTTCGAGGGGCATAGGCGCGGTATCGCCAGTAACCATGCCGACCCCGGACACTGGTTTTCGAAACACGGCAAGTCGATGGATACTTTCCGCACCGAGGTCAAGAGGTTACTTGTGGCAACTGAAGTGCCGAAACCTCCCGCACCCACTCCGTCCGAGCCGAAAAAACTGTACCGCGTGCAAGTCGGGGCTTACTCAGTAAAGGCGAATGCCGATGCCATGCTCACAAAGGTCAAGGCGGCGGGGTTTAATGATGCTTTTATCAAAACCGAATGAACCGCTTACGGCGGTACGCAAACGCCCCTCTCCTGTCTGTAGACGGTAGAGGGGCGCTTTTTATTTCCCCTCCGAAACGGAGGAAAACATATGACTACTGCTCAGAAACAACGAATTGAATACTTACGCGGCAAAGGTGAGAGCTACGCCGCTATCGCCGACGATCTCAGCATATCCGAAAACACCGTTAAGTCCTACTGCCGCCGAAATAACATCGGCGTTGCGATAAAGCAAGAACAACCCGTAGCCACTAACACCTGTGCCAACTGCGGCCGTCCCCTTGAACACACGCCGGGGTCGAAGCGGAAACGCTTCTGCTCCGACAAATGCCGTATGATGTGGTGGAAGGCTCACCCCGAAGCAGTAAACCGCAAGGCAGTCTACCGTTTCGCCTGCCCGGCCTGCGGTACGGAATTTGAAGCCTACGGGAACACGCGTCGCAAATACTGCTCGCGGTCTTGCTTCGGGGCGATGCGGAGGGCTTCGCTATGAACAAGGAAGAAGCAATCCTCCGCTACAAGTCAGCGATGGCAGTGTTCAAAAACTGGCTCTCCGAGGGTGTGATTTCCGACGACGACCTGCTGGCAATAGACACAATGCTCGCCCAAAAGTACGGTTTATCCTCGTGCAGTATATTCCTCGAAAATGACTTGCTATGTAAGGAAAAAAGAGTGATATATGGTAGTGCGAAAGGAGGCCATTATGGGCAGAAAGATAACTAAACTACCACGGACGGCGCAGTTGCTGCCGTCACGACAACGGGTCGCGGCGTATGCCCGCGTTTCCTGCGGTAAAGACGAAATGCTCCACTCCCTTGCCGCTCAGATCAGCCATTACTCAAATCTGATACAAAGCAAGCCGGAATGGGAGTATGTCGGCGTATATACCGACGAAGCGGAAACCGGCACGAAGGGCAGCAGGCCGGAATTTCAGCGGCTGATTGCCGACTGTCGGGCGGGGCGTATCGACCTCGTCCTCACAAAGTCAATCAGCCGCTTTGCAAGAAATACCGTGACCTTGCTCGAAATCGTCCGAGAACTCAAAGACCTCGGCGTCGGCGTATATTTCGAGGAGCAGAACCTGCACTCACTTTCGGGAGATGGAGAGTTGATGCTCACCATCCTCGCCTCGTATGCACAGGAAGAAAGCCGCTCGGTCAGCGAAAACCGCAAGTGGCGTATCCGCAAGGACTTCAAGGAAGGCAGGCCCGCGGGCAATATCCGCATTTACGGGTTCGACTACAAGGACGGCAAACTGACCGTCATTCCGGAGGAAGCCGAGGTCGTGCGGATGATATTTGCCGACTACCTTTCGGGGCTTGGCAAGAACGCCATTATGAAGAAGCTGGTCAGGCTCGGAGTCCCCACCAAGTGCGGTGGTCGGTGGTCGGAAAGTACAGTCGGTTCAATTCTCAAGAACGAAAAATTCATCGGTGACACGTGCTTACAAAAAGGCTTTATCGCCGACCACCTTAGCAAGCAATGGAAACCAAACAGCGGCGAGCTGCCGAAATACTATGTCGAGG